TCATTGGGCAAGTTGCATGATTCTAGCGGATACACTCGGAATCGTTATGTTGCCGCCCATCGTGGACTCATAGGTTATCGTCCCATCAGTGGTGCCCCACAAATCAACTATGTCATCCTCCAGAAGTCGATTATCGTTGCCGGTGCGCATGTATGAGACGAATATGACCTTGTTGGAATCCCAGATTCCATAATCGCCCTGCTCCACACTGACTCGATATTGAGTGTCAATATCACCTTCAATGACCTGTACGATTTTCCCATGGAAATGGACGCGCTTGCCCTTGTTCGCATCAGGGTTTCGAGCCAGATCATCGAAAGGTATATCCTGCGCGGACGCCTTGAACTGGTCATCTGATTCATCGGCCGTGACGGAGAAGGTCGCCTCGAACCCCTTGAACTCCACGGTGAACTCCTGCGTCTGACCCGCTTGAAGCTTACCGGGGTTCTTGACGGTGAAGCCCGATATTCCGTCCCTTGTGGAGCCATCGTCATACGTGGCCGTCACGTCTATGCCTTCGGTCGAATTATTTATCTCGGTGCCATCGGCCGTCGAACCCGAATACTCGGCTGTGATTCCAGTCAACGATTTAGGTTTCGGGGTTTCCTTGGTCTTGGAACTCTGGGAGGGGTCGGAGGTCGCAGGCGCGGTTGCGTCGTTCTTGGCTGCTTCGATACCGGACGCGGCCAAGCCGACAATCAATATGAAGACAATGATGCCAGCAATCGCGGCACCTGCGAGGCTGAGGACGAATTGCCATATCTTCATGGTGATTGTTTTTGCGGCGGGCTTCAATCCGCGCGGCTGCCCCGAGGGAAAGTACGGGTCAAGCGGATGTGGGGCCACATATTGCCCGGCCTGCGGTTGTTGCGACTGTGGCGCGTATGCACCGTATGTGGGAGTCGGTTGTGGCGTGGGCTTATCGGCGGACTGCCGCGACGATGGTTGACCGCCCGATTCGACCGGCTGCTGTAATACGGGTGGTTGTTCTGGTTCACTCATTTTTTGTCTCTTCTCTCCATTGGGGTTGGTGAGCTAATTGTATCCACGAACCGTGTTCCCTGATTGCAAGAAACACGGATAAGGTACATAATCATGCGGCCCGTGCGGCAAGATTGTCATGCAGCCATCGCTGGTAGTCCAACAGGACGCCGACGGTGATGCCCAGTTCCTGCGCCATCGCGTAGGGTTCTCCCCCGTACAGGTCTTCCGTGCGCATGTATTCGATGGGATTAATCAGAGAGAACGCGGTCTCCTTGCGGGTGAGGCGTTCTTCTTTCTCCCGGCTCAGTAATCCGAGCCCGTCATCGAAGTGTTTTGCGTGGATAAGCTCATGCTGCAACGTGCATACCCGTTGTTCCATGCTCATGGTGGGGTCGATGTACGCGGTGCGGGTATCGGGATCGTATTCCCCGCACTGCGTCCCGTCGAACTCCTTATCCTCTATGAGGACTCCCATGTGTCGGGCCTCAATGGTGAGGTCAGTCCATGTTTTCACGCCCGGACTCCGCCTGCTTGTTCTCATCCCGATAAGCGGCCTTCTCCACCTGTATCTTCTTGCCTATGACCTTTTCGAGCTGGGACGCCACCGAGGCTGTCTCGGATACCGGCTGGCGCAATGTTTCCTTGGTGAGGCGAGCCAGTTCGATCATCAGCGAACGGCCGGTGGTGCCCGACAATGCGGCAAGAGCATCTACGTCGTTGGTGTCGATGGCCCTTTTGCCGTTGACCCTTTCGCTGACATACGCTTCGGTGAAACCGAGGTATTCAGCAATCTGACGCTGCCTTACCTTGTGCGCCTTCATGTACTTTTTATACTCCGTCGCAAATGCCAAGGCGAACGCAGACATTTCGCGGAAATCATTTGGATTAGCCATACTTAAATCTTAGCATATGCGATACGGCGTGTCTAGTCTTGACAGACTTGGCATATGCTAAGTTAATAGACATGAGCAGCACACAGAAACTAACAACAGCCGGTATTCGATACCGACTCTTCATCGCACAGAAAAGCCTCCGATGGCTTGCAGCGAAACTCGGATGGGATGTAAGCAAACTATCCCGCCGACTCGCCGGCCAGCCGGCCTTCAAAGTCGATGAATTGGACATGATCTGCGAAGCGCTCGGAGTCAGTTTCGAGGAACTGCTCACCATCCCAGTGGACATGCATGAGAAGTTCTTCGGCGCTGAGACGCCTGACTTGGAGGTGACGGCATGATTCAGAAGGAGAGTCGCTCACACCTCTACATGATCTGGTCAAGCATGAAGCGCCGTTGCGAGAACCCGAACATGCCGAACTACAAGTATTACGGTGCGAAAGGCATCAAGGTTTGCGGAGAATGGCATTCATTCCCGAAATTCAAGGAATGGGCTAAAGCCAACGGTTATGTTGACGGACTCTCGTTAGATCGCATCGACAGCAGCAGGGACTACGAGCCCGATAACTGTCAGTGGATGACGCTCAGTGATAACGCCACCAAATCATTGGAACGAATAGTCACCGTCGATGGGGTGGAGGGGAATGTTCGAGCATGGGCCAAGTTGCTTGATTGCAGCCCTGGCAACATCTCCTATCACATTTACGGCAAAGGCGTTCCAGTTGAGGAGTTCATTAGACGCCGAGCAAGATACGGGAAAAACCAGAGAGTTGTTCGGAACCCATCTGAGAGGACCGTGAAAGCCATGAGGCGTTTGAACCGCAAACTGGTCGAGCTGACCGAATCGGTCGGAGCCTTGCAAGGCGAACTTGACTTCTCTGAAGAGCAGCGTCTTTCTGAGTCTCCTGTATTGGAGGTAACAGCATGAGTACAGAAAACATGGAAGCCCCTGAGATTTACAGCGGAAAGGTAGGAGTGGAGATCGTACCGGACATGCGCAAGCTCAGGAGCTTCGCCAAGGACTTCATCGCCCTCGTGGACAGTTACTGGCCGGAGGAAACAGGTAGTCCCTTGGCCACGCAATCCAGGCAGACCGGCAACTGTGATTCGCCTACACCGGACATGTCCTCGACTTCGGCACCACAGTAATAGCAGCGATTTCCGTTCTGCTCCTTCACAGCACGAACGGCCATCTGTTTCAACCGGTCATCGAAGTCCTTATTGAACTTGACGAAAGCCATATTCACCTCCTCTCAATGAATCGAGACATTATGAACACTTCGAATCGTAGTCTGACCATCACGGAAACCGAGTAACCCATGTTTGGTTTCAACAAACGTTCCGAAGAGCCGGAAAACCTGTATGAAGAGCCACCCGTACCGGAAATCAAGCCATGCCCCATCTGCGGCAAGACCCCATCGGTCTACTGCGCCGGATGCTCAATGTTCGGAAGCGGTGCCAGCACCAGGTACTGGAATTGCCGGTGCATCGACTGCGATTATCCCAAGCGTCCTTCCGGATTGAGCGTCAATTACTGTAATAAGGCCGACGTTGCCGACCATTGGAATGAGTTGGCGGACCGGTCTGAGAAAACACTGGACGCACCTCTTCCCGAATGCCCCATCTGCAATAAGCGTCCGACGCTTGTAGAGATCGTCGGCAAAGGAATGGTCTACGACTGCGGATGCGATTGCGTGAGTATTTCAAGCCCCTCCCTCAACCCGATAGAAGTCAAGAAAGACTGGCTGAGAGAAGCCGCCCGCAGAGCGGACTACCTGAGAAGGCTTCGCTCCTGCACGGATGTGCTGTCAAGAAATTAACAAGTCTTGCCGCAGTGGGTCGTTTTTTATCCACCTATCGACTACAGGCAAATAAATACCATACTGCGATCTGCTGCGGCAACCATCGGCCGGAACCCTTCGGGGTGTCTGGACACGCACCATCGCCGCCACACCATAGGACTCGTCATCCATCTCTCAGAAACCAGAAACACGGTGGCGGCAAGGACGTTCTCGGTTCGAATCCGAGTCCGGCCACGCGGAAAGGACATGTCATGAACAGGAAAACGTATGGGGCTCACTGCTCCGGCTGGCAGCATTCACCTGATGAACGCCGGCACCGGCATGAGAACACGAAGACAATCACTTGTCTGACGTTGGCGGCGACCGGGTTCCTGATTCTCTCACTGCAACCCTATGCGGGCCCGTGGAGCATTCTCGCAGGCTTCATGTGCTGTTCGCCCGTCATGCTCTCGTTCGCATTGTCGAAAGGAACACAAAAATGATCTGGTTCATACTCGCCGTAATACTCCTGCTCATCGGAGTCGGCATGATAGCCGTCGCACTCGCCAACGGTGGCGACGGAGCCGGTTTCGGCTTCATTCCCATCATCGTCGCCGCACTGTTGATGATTCCGGCATGCCTATACTCGCTGGACGTAGGCGAGGTGGCCGTCATCCGCAACATGGGCGGCTCCGTCGCCGGTCATGCGGAGAACGCGGGCTTCCATGCGAAGGCGCCGTGGCAGTCGGTCATCAAATACGATACGCGCAACAACCTCATCAACTTCTTCAAGGACACCGACTACAAGTACGACGGCGGCAGCGCGGAAGGCAAGGAGATCACGGTCAACGACCGTAGCGGTGCCAGCGCGAACATCGACATTCAGGTCAACTATTCGCTCGAACCGTCCGCCGCTGAAATGCTCTACTCGGAATACGGCAAGCAGACCACGTTCACGCAGAACTACATCGGCAACGACCTGCGCAGCGTGGCCCGTGAAACCTCCGGCAAGTTCGACACGATCACGATGCTCACCGACCGTGGCAAGTACACGAAGGCCGTGCAGGACGCGCTCACCTCGAAATGGAAGAGCATCGGCCTGACCGTCGAACAGGTGTCCGTGCAAGACATCCGCTACCCGAAGTCCATTACCGACAGCTACGCGCAAGCCCAAGCCGCCGAGGTCGCCAAGCAGAAGGCGAAGAACGAGCAGGAGACCGCGAAGGTCGAGGCCGAGACGAAGCGCATCAAGGCGCAGGGCGAGGCCGACGCGAACAAGGTGCTGAACGATTCCCTGACCGACAACGTGCTCCGGCAGCATTACATCGACGCTTTGAAGAACGCCGACCAGCTGATCGTCACACCCGAGGGCTCCAACACCCTCATCCAACCCAAATGATTCTTCCGGGCGGGGTTCTTTATTCCTTTACTTCCTCGTCCGGTGGCAGCCAAGCGCATGGTGCCGCACCTACGAAGCCTTCCAATGGTCATGGACTTCTCCAAGGTGCACCGGGTTCGACTCCCGGCTTGGCGCTCAGAAAAATTTAACCCCTTCGCGTCCTGCGTCGAAACCAGCAAAACAAGGGTTTCGGACGTGTCAGCACCGGCGTAGAAGGACAACCAAATAATCAAGCCCAGTGAAGGGAAACAATCATGGAAATCACACCATCAGACCAGATGAGACTGCTCAACGAGGCCCGTGGACTATTGCCGCAGGACGAGCTCGAACACCGGGCGAGGCAGATACTCGACTCATATACGCCGAACCAGCAGCCCGCGCCGCAGACACCGGGCTCCTCGCGACTCATCATCAGCGACTTCCTACGCTCGAAAGGATTCGAGCCGATGAGGGAAAGCGCGTTGCGCTTCGGTTTCCGTTTGGCCAAGAACTACAAGATGAAGTTCGGCGCCTACCCGCCCAAGCACGGGAAGACCTACATCTACTACGAGATCGACCGGCCTCTCATGGAGGAGACGTGGGCGCAGATTCAATCGGAGGACGCGGACTGATGGCATCTGATTTCAACTCTATCGCCAGGGCCATCCGTTATCTCGGTGATTGCGTCCGTTATCTTGCGGACAAGTATGTGGCCGTGAACGATCGCGTGTACTCGGATTGGAACGAGGCCTCGAAGGTCGTGGGAGACGTTGGCCGTGACCATGTGGCCGATTATGCGGAGGCCTCTCACAAGCAGGGCAAGTCGCGTACTTGGCGTCACAGTCACCTGATGGAGCGTGAAGAACAACTGTCCATGCAGTCAAGGGGTTCTCATGTTGACCCCGAATGATGTCCGGCATAGAAAGTTCCGCACGTATCGTTCCCTGCTTTACGGAGAGGTCTACGACGCGGAGGACGTTGACGATTTTCTCGACTCGGTGGCCGACACCATCAAGGTTTTAGGCAAGGAAGTACTCAAAGCAAGAAAGGAGTGGCAATGACCGTCGAGCAGATGGCCGATGACGATTACTTCGCGTTTGACGCGGTGGACCAGACCGCGTTGAAGAAGTATCTGGTCAGCCCGTTGGCGTATTCGCAGTATCTGACGGGCGAGCATTCGTCCTCCCCCCAGTTCGAGTTCGGGAAGGCGGCTCACAGTCTCATATTGGGCAGTGGCCCCGAGGTGCTGGTGAAACCGAACCTACGCACCAAGGAAGGCAAAGCCAGGTATGCGGAGACATTGAAACTGCATGAGGGCGAGGATATCGTATGGCTTTCCCCCGATGATGTGGAGAAGGTCGAGGCCATGCGGGACATGGTTGGAGATTTCTTCACGAAGCTGGATGGTCAGCCGGAGGTGGCGATGATCGCCGCCGACCCTGATACCGGATTGTTGATTAAGGGCAAGGCGGACTGGTTGCCGTCCACTCCCGACCCGGATGGTGTGCTGCGTATCCGTGATTACAAGACCACGGTGAAGTCGCCGGACGAGTTCGAGCGTTCCTGCTGGCAGTACGGGTATCACATTCAGGCCGCGTTCTACATGCGTCTCTACCGGTTGACGATGCCCGAATATAAGGGGCCGTTGGGGTTCGAGTTCGTCGTGCAGGAGAAGAACCCGCCGTTCGACTGGATGCGCTACGAGATTCAGGAGGATTCGCCCATCATCACCGAACTGGCGGAACCGAAGATAAACCACGCTTTGCAGGGCATCAGATGGTTCCGTGACAACACGGAGGACCCGTTGGAGGCCATGAGGGCCTACGGGTTGCCTAAATACCCGAAGGATGTCGTGTTCCCCGACTGGAAGCTGTTGGAGGAAGAGGAGGAGATTGAATCATGGCGGTAATTAAGAAGGACGCTCGGGGCGGTCGTGGCACGTATGCGACCCTGGCTCAGGTCGTGAACTATGTGGACGAGCAGGGGTTCGACCTGCAATGGCCGACCCAGTTGGTTGACGGACGCCTGTATGTGGATACGGCCGTCAGGAAGAAGGGCACGGACAAGTGGATTGCCAGTAATTGTCTTATCCCGGTCGAGGTGGGTGATTCGCGTGGCATGAGCGTCATGCAGGCCCTCGGTTCCGCATTGACGTATGCGCGACGCTACAGCACTTGCGGCGCGTTCGGACTGGCGACCACGGATGATGACGGTGAGACGAGCGGCTACAAAAAGCGTTCTGTCAAGGGTATGACCGACGAGCAGAAAACACAGATCGACCGGATTCTTGAAGACTGCAAGATTCCGGTGGGTCAGGAGAACGGTTTCATCGGCAATGTCCTGCAAACGCGGGTCGCTTATGGCACGTTGACCGAATATCAGGCGCAACGGTTCATCGACGCTTATCGACAGCATAACGACAAGGTTAAGGAGGCTCCCAGTGAGCAGTGAGATTGGTTTGAACGACGTGAAGCCGGGCATGTGGGTTGAGTTTGATGATGCGGACGGGCATTATGCGGGCGAACTGCATGAGATGAAGAACCCGGAAAGCATGGTGGACGTTCACATCATGAGTATGGGCCATAAGCCGCCACTGTACATCGAGACCGAGGATGAAGGCAATCTCGTGGTTTTCTTGGATTTTGGCGATGGGTACAGTACCGGTTTCGCTCGGAACGTGCATGTGTACGAGTCGAAGCCCGAGACGGAATCCGTCAAGCAGGCTGAAGATGATGACAAGAAACCGTTCTGGAAAGGCAAGACCTGCGGGGAGCTGGAAGGGCTGCGTGTCAAGATAACGTGGAATAACGGCGACACGATGACCAGTACGCTCGACATGGTGGGAAACGTTGCTCATTGCGTCTCTCTTTCTCCCGCCATTCGTTCATCCTCGACTTTCGTCCCTTACTCCGGTATCAAGTCCATCGAACTGGTGGATGATGCTTTCCGTGAGCGTATCACCGATATCACGAAGGTTCGCCCCGGCGACAAAGTGGTGGTGAAGAACGGCAACGAGTACACGGTGAAGAAGACGGATTCTGACCGTGTGGGCGGACAGACCCTGTGCCTGAGTATCGGGGAGCTCGGCTTTCCGGACGGGTGGTGGATGGATGACTCCTTTTTCCAATATGCGTACCGCGGACCGTACACGATGGATGACCTTCCGAAGGAGCCGGGCTTCTACAAGGCTCGCACCGAATCGGTGTGGAAGCATGACGGCAAACGTTGGATGCCGGTGCTCTCCCATGACGGCACCATCGCCCCCGCCTTCCCATGCCAGTCCCAATCCCGCAGCCAGTTCTTCAAGACCAGTGTCCGGGATGATCGTTTCCCGTTCACGAAGGTGGAGGCGAGCTTCGAGTGACTTTCACCCCGAGGCCGGGCTGCAAGTGCGCCAGATGCCTGTGGGCTCACGGGGACAAGATCACGCTCCCCCAATGCACCACATGCGGTGCCGTTGATTGCGCCGGAGCCCAATCACACATGCTGGTCTGCAACAGGCGGGCCATGGAGAAACACAAGACGAACAATTACAGGAGGAATGCGTAATGGCCGGAGAACCAAGCATCGAGTTTACCGGATATGCGGGAGAGATCAAGGATTTTCAGGATTCCAGTATTCTCAACGTCAGCGTCCATCCGGGTTACACGGATAAGAACACGAACCAGTGGGTTGACAAGGAGCCTCAGTTCTATGGTGTGCGTCCCTTGTCGAATCAGGCGAAGGATGCTTTGAATCAGGTTCGCCAGTTGAAGTCCCAGCCGAACATGAGCGTGAAGGTTCTTGTGAACGGCAGCTTGTCCAAAAGAGTGTCGGAAAAGGATGGGAAACGGTATGAGAATTGGGATGTCGCGGCCCGCACCATTGCGGTGTTGAGCGCGAAACCCAAGGCCCAGCAGTCTGGTTTCCAACAGTCGCAGCAGCAGTATCAGCAAGGATTCCAGCAGCCGCAACAGGGATTCCAGCAACCGCAACAGCAGTATCAGCAGCCTACGGACCCGTGGAGCCAACCCCAGGACGAATACGGAAATGGGCAGATCTAACCCGTCCCAACACGTCAAGGATTTGGTGGACGCACGCGACCAATACCGGTGCGTCCGCTGCGGCAAACCATTCCATTGGAGCGGTTTCAGCCGGCATCATCGCAGACTCCGGTCACACAAGTGGCCGGGACTGCATGAGGCGTCGAACCTCATCTTGGCGTGTGGGAGTGGCGATACGGGATGTCATGGGTGGATTCACGCCCATCCGCGTGAGGCCATGAGCTTGGGGTACATCGTGAGCGGTTTCAACGATCACCCCGAACTGGTGCCGATTCTCACCGCCCAACATGGTTGGGTGCTTCTGGACGATAAGGGAGGTTGGACGCGATGCGAACCGCCGAAGCAGTAAGCCTGTTGTTCATCCTGTTCTGCCGTGACCCGCAGTTTCGGCGGGCGTTGTACAAGCTCGACCCTGTGTTGTTCCGCAGGTTCACTAATGGGGAGGTGTGGCTGTGAACGTTGATGACATGACCGATGAGGAGTTCATCGACTATTGCCGGAACGGCGGCGAACTGTCCGGCCTGATAACTGAACGTCATCCGAAATGCGATTGGTGCGGTGGCATGTGCCGGGTCGGCAAGGATGGCATGTGCCGGAACTGTCGTGTCAGGGAACGGCGTCGAACCGACCCCGAGTATGCGCAGCATCTGCGTGATCTGGCGAATCGGCGGAACGCTCGTAATCGTGAGAAACGTAATGAGTATGCACGCCGATACCGGTCGGAGCATTTGGCTCAGGCTCGGGCTTCGGCTCGTAAGTATGCCGCCGCCCATCAGCGTGAGATGGCTGAATACCATCGCCGTTGGAGGTCGGAGCATCCCGAGAAATACGCCCAGTATGAGGCGAAGCGGAAACGTAAACGACAACTAGCCAAGGAGGCTGTCAATGAGTGAGAAACCATTCTGGGCAGGTAAGACCCTTATGGAGATTCAGAATCTCGATAAGCGAGTCAAGGTGACAATGGAGAACGGAGACGTATTCATAGGGAAGCTCGTGCGGCGTTCCAGAGACACGGACGGTATATGTAGCCTTTCGATGCAACTCGACGCGCATCGAACATATTTACACGTGTTCTCGGCTGAATCATCTGATACGCAGCCCATCATTCCCAGTTACGTCGATACCGTCGAATTGTTGGATGACCCCAACTACGAGCGTATCGAGGAGGCTGATGACCTCCAAGAGAAAGATATTGCCGTTATGCTCGACGGCAACCGCTACAAGGTCACAGATGTGGAAAAAGGCCGTAACCGATTCTGGGGTCGGGTATACGGCGCTGTCGGGCCGGAATGTATCGCCCTTGGCTTCAACGCCTTCACCTACGGACTCCGTCCGAAGCCCCGGCTTCCTGACAAGCCTGGACTGTGGTTGGACAAGGACGATAACACATGGGTGATGGGCGAGAATGCCTTTCCACTCACGTGTATTGATGCCGGTAATTGGAGTATCACGCGCCCGCAGTTCTCAACGGATAGCGTTCAGGTTCTAAATGCTGCACCGTTCCGATTGGCTAAGGCGGTGGAAGCATGAGCAATCGTATTGTGAAATTGCCCTCGGTCGAATCTTTCGGCCGTCTCACGCCCGACAAGTGGCTGGCCTTGAAGAATCTGGAAGAGAGCGCCGAACTGGTCGAAGCCTGCAAACAATACCTGAAAGCCAGCGACCCGACAGACCCGAGCGGCATTGGCCGGGAGCTCGATGATCATGCGAACTGCCTCGCCTGCTTCGGGGTGAACGTGGGCGGCGAGCTCGGCGATGACCGGGACAAGGCGAAAGCCGGATGGATAGGTTACGTGCGCGACCAGCGCCGCCAAGCCATGCTCGACGAGCTCGCCGACGTGTTGCAGACGGTCGGCAACCTGATCACCGCGTTCGACATCACCGACGAGGAACTTGCTCAGTCTATGGATGATTGCCTTGTTCGCAATCAGGAACGAGGTCGACTGTGAGCATCATCAGCAGTGAGGCGAAGTGGGCTGTCCTCCAACGAGTTGTCCGTCTATCCCCCGAGGAAATACGTGGCACGACCAAGGGCAAGGAATACGAGGCCGGTTTTATCGCCGGAGCCACGCGCCAGCCCACGAACGAGGAAATCGAAGCCGGGGCGAAAGCGTTCTACGAGGCGTTGAAGCCCGACTCTTACCCTCAATGGGATTCTGACTGCGCGTTGAGGGCCGAATACTACGACGCCATGCGACTCGCAGTCAAGGCAATGCAAGGAAAGGCAGCGGAAGAATGAATCTTTTAGATGAAACCAAGGATGCGATATCACAAAGCGGGCATTCGACCGATGACGTTCGATTCGTCGGCTCCCGCGACGGGAAGCTGGGAATTCCGTGGAGTCAGGCCGAAAAGGTGCTCGACATCGATTACGACAACGGATACGGCGATCAGGAGATAGCCGCCGATCTGGTCGTGGTGTTCACGGATGGCGGGTTCCTGCGCCGCGAGGAATACGACGGCAGCGAATGGTGGGAGTACGAGCCACCGTTCAGAGTCCTGGAGACGCAGAAGCCGTTCAAACTCGTGAAGCTGACCAGCTATCGCACACGGTTGCTTGTGGAGATCAATTATCCGATGGAGGCAACGGAAGAATGAGCGACATGAGGAGCTTCATCAAGGTTGAGCACAGTCGTTTTACTTTGATTTTGCGCAAGGGGATGCTCCCGTTCCACTGGATTGCGGAATCCCACGTCTACCCGGACAAAGGTTATGTCACGGCGGCGCGGGAGCGCGCCAACTACGGCGCTGTATGGGCGTTGAGCAGTATGGGCGCTCTCGATCAGGTCATGCCATCGATCTGGGAGGACATCAAATGGTTGGACGAAAGGATGGACTGATGCGTTTTCACAAAATTAGCCCGTGTCCCAAATGCGGGGGCAAGGTCAAGGCGAAATGGGAGGAGCAGCATTATCTGTCCGCTTTGGTCTTCCGGTGCGGCGGATGCAGGTATAAGCCGTATGCTCTCGCGTTGAAGTCGAAGCCCGCAGTGGAGTGGGAGTGGCCGAAAGACATGATGCTCGCCGCCGCCATCCGTCGTTGGAATGCGATGTGCAACGGGGACCGGAAATACAAGCTGATTCGCGAGAGTCTGGGAGGCAGACGATGAGAGACAAGGCGATGCCGTTGGGCAAGAAGTTCAAGGTCCGGTTGACCATCACACCGGAGGAAACCGGAACGCCCGTGGACATGCTGGGATTCACATTCACCAGCGGCCGGAACGGGCGTATGGAACTGGACACAGAGTACAACAACATTCCCAAACTGGCTGATGACGGGCTCGACTCACTGTCGATTCTCGTGATCCTCAAAACACTGGAGATGTGGGCCCAGAAGGGATATGAGCTGTTCCAGCCCATCGCTCAACGATTTCACGGAGACGGACGATGAAGGCGACGAGGGGGACGGACGTGGAGATCGAACGACGGTGCGGCATGGTCACAGGTGCCTCCTGCGGGAATGTGACCCTGAGCTGGATTCCCGGAGACGGCCGAAACGGCACCCGCTCATGGGTGCTGGCCACTCATGATGGCGACAGCATCCGCCGCATCCGGTTGAGCCGGAACGAGCTCGGCGACCTGGAGGACATCCTCCAATCAATCGCGAACGAGGAGAAGGAACTGCGAGGTGGACGATGAGCACTCTGGATATTTTGGGTAACACGAGCGAGCAGGCGGATTCGATACGTCTGATGCTCAAAGTGCGGGGCATGAAGGACGGTCGTTTCACCGACGCCGACCCGCTCATTATCCTCAAGGCCGACAATCATCAAGGTTCCGACAGGTGGGACGTGTATGTCAGCAAGACGGTGTATCCGACCGCCGAATCGTATGGCACGCTCGCCGGCGTGCTGAGGATGCTCGCCGACGACGTGGAGATCATGGCGCGAGAGAAGGAAATGGGAGGCGGACAATGAGCGGACACGACGAAACAATTCATCCAGACTATATTCCCGAGGATTTCAGGGAACTGCTGCGCATGGCTTGCGATTCCGTCTGGGAACAAGGCGAGTTGTACAGCGAAGACCTGTTGCTGGCGGCTTTCAAACCCGCCATAGACGAACACGACCGGCAGATAGCCGAACAGGCATGGGAGAACGGATATATCCAAGCCCTCAAGAACATGAACCCCATGCCCGGCGAGGAACCGCCCGAATACACGCCAAACCCATATCGAAAGGAAAACGCATGAACGAGATTCAGCTTACAGACCATTTGGTTGCGCATATCGGCGCGGAAGGCACCTGCGGCCGTTATCAAGCCAAAATCTGCGAAGACGGCAACTTCAGAGACTTCCTGTACGCCATGAGCCTCAAACGTCTCAAGCGCAAATGCGAGAAGTATGCGAAGCGTGAACGCAAGGCCATCGCATATGTCGCCACGCTCAAGGAGGAATCATGAGCGTAAGTAGTCTCAAAACGCGAAGAAGGAATTGAATTGAGCGGCTGGCGTGACAAGGCCGCGTGCCGTGACATGGACCCTGACCTGTTCTTCCCAACCACGTCCAGCGAGGAACGATTGGCGCTCAAGGCCTGCGCCCAATGTCCGGCGATATGCGAATGCGCACGGTACGCGGCGCAACACGACAGAATCAGCGGCTACCCATTGCAAGGCGTATGGGGTGGCGTGAACAGGAGCAGAAGAAGGAATCGAAATGAGTGACAAGGATATGGTCACGGTTTACGAACGACGTGACGGCAGCAAACCCGGATTATGGTCCGTGTACTGGTATTTGGGGTGGGACGTGTTTTGCTCGTTCTCCCTCGCGGTGGGCATCACGTCAAAGAATACGATGATGGCCATTGTTCAAGCGTTTTGTCTGCTGGTTTTTCTTGGACTCACCGTCTGGCAGTTGAACCATCTGACTTGGAGCATCACCGACTATCGGGTGCGTATCAGCTCTAATTTGGAGAAGGGGGCTCATGTTGAGCAAAGCGAAAAGTAAAGCATGGCAACTGCTCATTGAAGACTCGAACCGTCCGGCAGAGGAGATTCGCTTGGCTACCGGATTTCGGGTCGATGTGATCGAGCAGATGCGCGGGGACGTGCAAAAACTACTACGAGACAACCCGGAGTTCTGATTATGAGACCGAGTTATCTGCCCGTCCAGTATGAGCATTGCCCGTACTGCGGAGGAATCTTGAACGTATTCGGGGACTGCGTGGACTGCCAGTTTCACGATGACCCGACTGAATGGTGGATGGACGAATGAGCCGACAGAAAGCCAAAGGCACACTGCTTGAATCCAAGGTGGTCAACTATTTGCGCGCCCGGTTGGGTGACAGCGAGCAGACGATACACCGTGAAGTGTTGCATGGGACGAAAGACCAGGGCGATATCACCGGTCTGCGTATCCACGGCCAGCCGGTCGTATTGGAGTGTAAAAACTACAGCACCTATACGGGGAGACTCAAGGAGTGGATGCAGGAGGGCCGTACCGAGGCGGGTAACGCTGACGCACCTTACTGGTTCGTCGTGTTCAAACAGAAGGGTCTCGGCTTGAACACGTTGTCAAGCATGGACAACCAGCCCGTGCTCACCGACTTAAAGACCCTCGCATTGATAGCAGGACATGGAATCATCGAAGGAGACGAAGAATGAGCTACGACCTGTATGTGGTACGCCGGGATATTCCCGAGAACTTCTGGGATTACGGGTACGACCCTGACTATGACTATGGCTGCTACTTCAACTACACGTACAATCTCGGCCCGTTCTTCGCCGCCTATCATGTTCGCCCGTCAACCGACTTGGACGGCAAGACCGGTAGGGAATGCGCCGAAATCATAGGGCACGCCCTCATGCGCATCTACCTTCAGCCGTTGCATGAGCTGCGTTCCGAATACAATCCGCGCGACGAGAACGGCGAGTTGGTTGATTGGGGCAGTGTGGACGGCGCAATCAAATGGTTGGAACGTGTCCAAGACTATTGCCGGGAACACCCGGATTACGTGGTCAGGGAACGCTCCTGATGGGAAACAGTCACAACACGACATCCACCGAATGCATCGACTGCGGGCGTATCCGGCCACGTAACCAGATGTGCAGCGGGCCCCGTTGCCGCAACTGCCATATCAAGGCCGACCCCATACGGTTGGCGAAGCATAGAGCCGGAAGCGCGAAATAGGCAAGGGAGCATAAAACCAAACGCACTCCCCCATTGCCCATCCAAGAGGGCGGCATGGTTTTCGCCGGCCACCCCATCGACATCGATGACCCGTATCTGCGCGAATTCATCGAAAAGGCAAGGAGAACATGATGGAAGATAGGAAACTCGTTGATTTCGCCCAGTGGCTGAACGATCATCCGGGCGAATGGAATCTTTGGCCGTATCTCATTCCGATACAGGCCGACCGCAGGGATACGGTCGCATCGATGAGGCTTGTCATGGACCGCATCAAAAATCATCGGTATGACGAGTTCCGCGTGGACACCGCCCTGCTCGAATACGAACTGTTCAACGGTTTCATGGGCTTCGACAACGGTGGCGTGCATGAGAACGGTCTCGCGTTGAAGATGAGGCTCAAAGCATGACCGCGCGTGGAGATGACCGCAAACTCATGCATTGGATAGCCTCGCACGGCTACACGGTGGTACGCGCCGGCAGCGGCCACTGGAAGATATTCGATGACGGCGTGCTGCTCACGGCGACGAGCGGCACGCCCTCGGACTGGCGAAGCCGCCACAACTTCATACGAGATTTAAGGAGACGAACATGTTCAATCTAGCATCGAAGATTCGGCACTGCTGCCCCCTCTACGGATGTGTCCCGCTCATATTCGAATGGAGAGGCCGCTACATGTTTTTCTGCACCCACTTGGAAGCCCCTTATGCCGATACGAGAGAGGAAGCATGGGATAAGTGGTGCGGGATGGTTGAGAATATTTGGGAAAGGGACAGGAAATGAGCATGAGAGTGAGAACAACCTACTTGGCAAAATGTGACTACCCGGGCTGTTGCATGCAGTACGACTTCTGGGCAACGAGCGAGGAAAACGCAATCATGGACATTACCGACGACGAAGACTGGTTGTGCCTGTTCACAAATGATAATGAGCCGCGATTCTTCTGTCCACTGCACTTGCGATACGTGCAAAACTCACAGTATGACTGGCTGACCGTATTTTACGATTCCGACAACCCAGACACGCAAACAAGCTTGCACGCTCTAAACAAGTACTACGAGGATATGAGCACACCGCAACCACTGCCAAAACCGGAATGCGAGGACACCATACTAGCGATTCTCACAAGCGAGGACACGAAATGAGCGGTGTGTTAGAACTCCTCCCGCATGACATGGGTCTGCGCGTGGAACTTGATACGAACGAAACATACTACCTGAAAAGCGGATGGATAGGATGCTGTGACGGTATCTACGGGCTTGCTGTGAGTTATACGGATGGTTCCGGCATCGGACACGTTTCATTCCTTGGCAATCCTGCTCCCATCGCAATCATGAACAGCCATGTGAAGCTGGCAGTCCCATTTGAAGATGAAACCGAAACCACCGAGCAAAGCGAGGATGCGAAATGAGCATCGCTGATGATGAAGCTGAGAAGGCGTATCCGACCCGCTACTGGAATGGAACGCATGTCAAGGAACAGTTTTACTGCGACACGGACGATCTACAGGAAGCTTACCTGCGTGGCTACAACGCACCACCCACGAATGCAGAGATTGAGGCCGTGGCGAGACGGCTCTGCTGGAACAGCTGCAAATGGGATGGCGTCGATAGCTACGCGGCGAAAGACGAGGATGACGCATGGAATTATGCCGGTGAGATTCCCGGCTCCCATGAGGAATATATCCGACAAGCCAAGGAACTACTCGCACTGGCGCGGAAGGCGGTAAACGAATGAGTTGCATTGGCAAGGCCGAAACACTCGCCATCGCCGCCGCCGTACTGTTCTCCGTACTGTTCTTCGCCCTCGTTGCCTATCTCGGCTGGGCTGAAGCAACGGCGGACACCATCATCCTCCGCGACGGCAGCCGATCATACGCATGCCAGACCAGCAGAATCTCACAAGCGCCACACAACTGCAAACCGGTCAAGGAGAAACGATCATGAGCCTCGGATACGTGGAATGCGCCCACTGCGGCGAGACGGTGGGCACATATTACGTGACATGCCCCTACTGCGGGTACAAGCTCGACAAGCCGGAACCGTTCTTCCCGCTCTCCCTCGACTAGGACGCGAACCAGCCCGGAAAGGAGATTGACCGATGGCAAGGAGCGGATACGTGCAGCTCGTCAACGGCTTCTACGACAACGACAAGATACGTGACCTCGTGCGCATGGGACACGCCGACTCCGTTGGCATATTCTGCATGGCCCTCTCGCTGTGCGGCGACAGGCTCACGGACGGCTTCATATCACGACGCGCCTTGCTGTCGAACATCGGAGCCACACCGGAACAGGTGCAGGCTCTCGTGGACGAGGGGATGCTCGAAGAGGTGGACGAGGGCTGGATAATCCACGACTACACCGTCCACAACCGCACCAAGGAACAGGTGCTGCACGCGCGCGCCGACGCCAAGGAACGCAAAAGCAAATCCCGGCATCACACCACTGTCACAAGCATGTCACAGCGTGACATCGCTGTGACATCGGGACAAACACCAGAACACCAGAACACCAGAACACCAGAACACCAGAATGAATTATCTAAAGATAATTCAACTCCCCCTACCCCCTCAAAGCCTGACTTCGATGGACTGCTCGACAGTCTTGAGCGTATTTACCCGACGAACAGGTTCGACGGGAAGACCTCTCAGGCTCGAATGCAGTTGGAAATCGAATGGCCCAAGATTGTGAGAGCTGCCGGCGAGGCTGACCCGTGCGAGTTTCTTGAAGCCAAAACCCGAGCGTATGTCGGGGCCACCGAGGAACGGTTCGTGAAGACGTTCAGCCGGTTCATCGGCGGGGAACTGTACGCACGCAACTGGGAGAAACCCAAACCGGAGACCCCAAGGGCCCGGCAAGTCCAGCCGGTCAAGTCCCGCAGCCAGCAGAATCTCGAAGCGAACATGGCGAAAACTTGGCAGTACATGACCGAGGAGGAGCGTGCCCGATACTCGCAGGGAGGTCTCAATGCTCAGCAAGGGTGAGGCGGCGGCGTTGTTGTCGCTGATTAACGCGCATCACGGCAACGCTCAGTGGGATGATGTTCAGCTTGACGCGTTTTATTCGGAACTGCGTTCGGATATCACGGCGGTGGAGGCGCGTGAGGCCGTTCGACGCTTCTACGCGGACAACAGCACGGGTCGCTGGTGTGGTTCCGGCGACATCAACGGCATCGTCCGCAAGCTGCGCAACGGTGCGAAACCGTCCGAAGCGCAGATAGGCCGGGAGTGCGAACGTTTGGGACTGGTGGAAGATCAGGCGTGGTTGTATCGCCGGCAGCGCATGATGGGCCGTTCTTCGGACGAGTCTCGACGGGTGGCGTTGACTGCGCGTGACCCGTTGCGTTTGCCGCCCGCGAAACCCAAGCGCCGGCGTGAGGGTGGTGGTTTCAATCCGGGTTTGGGCGTGGCGTTGGACGAGGTTCTGGCGACACGCCGTCCGGCTGAATCATGACCGGTTTGATGGCATAATTGAGAGTTGCTGACACGTCCGAGACCTTCAAAAAAACCGAAGGTCAAGGTCACTATTGTCTTTTTCCACTGAAAACACGAGGCTCTGCCGCTACCACGGTTGCTGGCGGGATATCGTCACCGACGCGCCGTCGCCGCTTATCGGACATGGCGTCGAACCGAATCTGAATCTCCTGTGCGACAAGCACGCCAGCCAGTTGACCGGCGACCTGCGATGGTTGGAACGCAGTCTGCCCGACCTGTGCGAGTATCGCATCAACCGCGCCTACGGGCACAAGAACGGTGGCGGCGGTCAATCCGGCACTGCGCCCGCACCGTTACGCGAGGCCCTGCATGATCTGCTGTACGCGGACGATGACCACGGTTATCCGGGGTTGCAAGGCACGTTGTACGAGTGGGTGCGCAGTCTGAAAATCAATCTGCCCGAGTCCACGCCACTGTCGGACATGGTTCGCCGTATCGCCGATCATCCGAAACTCATGGAGCATTCGAGCACCCCTGTGTATGCGGAACTGGTTCACAGTCTGACACGCAAGCTGCGTCGTTTCCTCACGGACGATGACGGGGAAACCGTATTGTACGGGCCATGCCCGGCCGACAAGTGCTTGGGTCAGCTTTCCTGCTATGCGGACGCGGAGACGGCGAAATGCCCGAAATGCGGTTTCAGTATGCCGGTAGCCCTTATCAGGGCGGAACGGGTGAAACGTCTCCTCCAATCGGAGGCGGTGAGAACCCGTGGCGAACTGTTGGACATCATCAAGGCGTGCGGGATGCGCGTGAACCGCAGCACTTTGCGCAGTTGGATACATCGAGGCCAGTTGCCTCAGCAGGGCGAGGATGCGTACAGCAATCCGCTTTACAGGTTCAGTGACTTCTACCGTCTCGCGTCCGGCTTGTCGGAGGATGCGGACGTGTGGGAGATCATGCAGGTTTCGCAAAACCAATCCAAGGAAGGAGACACCAAGTGAGCAACCAGATTCAACCATTCGACTTCAACAGCATTCAGGTGCGTGTCCTAACCGATGAACACGGCAACCCGTGGTTCCTTGGAGCGGACGTATGCGCCATTCTCGGTACGGCCACCAACCATATTCGGGAATACCTCGATGCCGATGAAATCACCAATATCCGTACTACGGACATTGCCCAGAACGGCGGCAAGGCACCCGTTTTCGTGTCCGAGTCCGGCTTGTACTCCCTCGTGTTACGCAGCCGCAAGCCCGAAGCCCGCGAGTTCAAACGCTGGGTGACGCATGAGGTGCTGCCCTCGATTCGCAAACATGGCGCGTACATGACCGAATCGACTTTGGAAAAGGCAGTCACCGAACCCGACTTCCTTATCCGACTTGCCACACAAATCAAACAGGAGCGGGCGGAAAAGGAGAAGGCCCAAGCACAGGTCGAACGGATGCGTCCCAAAGCGTTGTTCGCTGACGCTGTGGAAACCTCGAAGACCAGCATCCTCGTGGGCGACTTGGCGAAAGTCCTGAAAGGCAATGGCGTGGATATTGGCGGCACGCGCTTGTTCGCGTGGCTGAGGGACAACGGATGGCTGATGAAAACCGGCAGCTCTCGCAACATGCCCACGCAGAAATCTATGGAATTGGGATTGTTCGAGATCAAGGAAACCACCGTGGTTCACTCGGACGGTCACACGACCATCAACAAGACACCGAAAGTCACGGGCAAAGGTCAGACGTTCTTCGTCAACAAGTTCCTCGGACACAGGGAGATTACTCAATGAGCATCAATCTTGGCACCACGGAAGTGGTATTGGGCTTGTATTCCAAGGCGCTTCAACTAGCCACGTTCACCGTGGAAGTCCCGGTGGTGGGCGAACTGGAACCGGGCAGCGTGTTTATAGGTGACGACATGCGACCATGCGCGCACGCGACCGTGATGCCGCCGCCCGACGGTTCCGTCGAAAAGGCCGTTAGAGCCGGTGTTGAAGCGTTTCAGAAGGCGTTCAACGAGTCGATGGAATCGAGGGGCATGTGAACCGGCTGAAACGACTGTTGCACTTGGAGGAGCCGGAACCGGTCGAAAAACCGGAACCTGAACCACCGGTAGTGGAACCATGCCCCATCTGCGGACTCGTACCCAAACTGAAGCATGTGTGCGTCACCCGCAACTACCGCGACTACTGGCTGGAAAAAGACTCGTGGCAGCTCTTGGAATGGTGCGATCACGTCGAAAGCATCCTTTCGTTCGCCTCGTTTTTTGAAGACGAGAGTGTTCAGAAGTGGAATACCGGTTGCAGACGGTTGAAGGCAGTGGTTGACGAGCCGGTTCCCGAATGCCCCGCCTGCGGGGAGAAACCCGTCGTGCAAACGGACTCGGAGTCGGACATCCCCCAGCTTGTCTGCTCATGCAACGAACTGTTGAGCAATGTGGAGATAACCAACGTCTATAAGCGCAAACGCGAGTGGATACGTCGCTGCAAGGCGTTGAAACGCAAGCAGGACAATGTGAGGGAAATGGAACAGCTTATCGAAAGGGAGTCGGAATGAAGAAGATTCGCGTCGCATGGGATGACCTGAAGCCCGGCGATTTGATTCACCAGTTTCCGGGCGGGGATGCCCAGTATTTCAATGCCGGGAGGAACCACCCTCTCCTTTCCTTTTAAGTCTTTTTCATTATACGCGCGTAGTGATATAATCGTAATCATGTCCCAGAAGGTCGTGATAGAACGTGTTCTGATACGGGGAGCCGCCCCATATCTCGGCATGTGTGCGACCGAGGACGGACAGCAAGTCCCCCTGTATTCGACCAATCCCGACGTAGTGATGCGTTGGCTGTGCGACGGGTGGCGTTGCCGATACAACCAGTTGCGTTCCCGTCGCACCAAGTGGGACAGGGAATCCCAGACGGCCGTCCCGTTGAACGGGAGGCCGGACATGCGTTCCGACCGTCAGGCGCGATTGGAATGCTCATGGCTTACGGCCATGCCCGCGATGGTTTTGCAATCCCCCAACCGTATAGAGAACACCGACTGGTGGAGTGCGAACAAGCGTCGTCGGACGTTGAAGAAAAAGCATAGGAATCCGGGCATGATGCCACGGTTCAAATCCCGTCATGACGACCTGTATTTCGTCTGCTGGCACAATAAGGGGTCGAACGCCAACTACCGGCGGTTGAACCGGCATCACGGCGAGGTCGTGATAACCGGCCAGAACCCCGGCGAATATCGTCTGGACGGCCAGCCGTGCCGGTACAGCATCCACATCCGCGTCCGCGTCAGCCAGCCCATCCGCGACTATACGAGCATCGGGGTGAACTGGACACGACGCACGCTCGTGTTCGTCAACGACCCGCTGCCGATAGGCCGTGAGCGCACGGGTGCCATGGTCGGCTTAGACAGGGGTTGCGCGCACACACTTGCCACGTCCGACAATCGTTTCCTCGACCTTCCCAAGCAGCGGTTGGAGCGTATCGACCGTGAAATACGCCGCCGTCAGAAGGCTCAGGCGCGACGGGTCAACATGTCGGGCAAGACGGTGAGGGAATACCGTCGCAATCCGAGCCGCACCTACGAGCGTACCGGTCGGGAAATCAGCCGACTGTACGCGAAGGCCCACAGAATCATAGACGACTGGCAGCACAAAACCACCAGCATGCTCGTCCATGACTACGACCTCATCGCGCTGGAAGACCTCAACCTGCAAGGCATGAGTCGCAAAGCCAAGGCGAAACCCGACCCAGACAGGCCGGGCGCGTACCTGCATAACGGCCAGTCGGCGAAACGCGGCCTCAACCATGCCCTACGCTCCGCCGGTCTCGCCGGTATAGTCGAAAAACTCGAATACAAGACCCGGCTGACCGGACAGAACCGGCTTATACTCGTCAACCCCGCGTACACGTCGCAGACATGCAGTGAATGCGGTTATTGCGACAGTCGAAACCGCGAAAGCCAAGCGGACTTCGAGTGCAAGCAATGCCACATGAGCATGAACGCCGACTTGAACGCGGCCAACAACATCCTCAAACGGGGATTGAACCATCTCATCGGCTTGGACGAAGCCGAGCACGCCGAAACGGAATCAGCCGTCCAACCCGCTTATCGCGGGAAGAACGCTTCCACCATGACGTGCGAAACCTCAACACGATAACAACGTGTTGGAATCCCGGTGTTTCAACACCGGGAGGACGTCAAACCTGTGGAAGGCCCGGTTACAAGCGGATATAAGCTGGTATTCGACTTTCCGTTGAAGTAGTCGGTCAAGCATGAGAATGCCGTCCTAGTGTGCTTCCATGAGAGGCAGCGGCGTCTTATAACACGCCTATCATAGCTTGAAACCCGTGAAAATCTATTTTTTATTGATCTTCACGGGTTTCAGTGAATGAAAAGCATGTTTTCGTATAATCGGGCCCACGTTTTCCACTTATCCGTCAAAGACCGGCACGTGAATCGTATTCGTATTCGTCATCTTCCATACCAATGAATATCGGCTCCACACCGAACATGGCCTTGAACAGTTCACGTGCGAACACATCCACTTCCTCTTTCGTAGGCTTGTGATCGTATTCCGGCCACGTGTTGAACCCATTCCAATTGCGGTTTATCGGCCATGCGCCTTGACGGGTTTCCAAACGCCATTTTCCGCTGGGCATGTGGACGATGGTGGTTTTGATGGACATGATAGTTCCTCCTGAAAGTATATTCGGGCATGACGAAACATCATGCCTCTTGTACTTGGTTCGCTAATTCCCAGAAGGCCACAAGAGAGTCCCGTGGCCTCCAGTGTATCAGTGTTTTTCGTATTCCTTGCATAGGTTGGCGGCGAACTTGGCGAGATTATCCGGGTCAAGCATATAGCTTTCCCCGCTCTCCCCCGCTTCGTCATACCATTTCCACACCTCATGCAAGGCAGCTTCCATACGCTTGGCGTTCAGACCGCCGATATCCGAGTTGCCGGCGTTCCCGAAACCGTCAACGACTGAGAAAGCCTCGGTCAGATTTTTAATGCCAAGAATTTCAACGCCTTTTATAATGCAAGAATCAATCTCAGTCGCCTCGCTATCCTCAACGCTGAGATAGTCCAGAAAGCTCGAGTATGGCACCAAGACACGCTTCGCGCCATGCTTAACCGCGTAGGCCACTACGTCCTTGGCGCTAATGGGAGTGGAATGCACGTCACCATCGGCATTGATTTTGCCGATAGCCACAAGCCCCCTAAGCCCAGCCAGGTAGACGTGGGGATCATAATCTGGATTATTATTGTATTCAGCCAGCCCTCGAACCACCAACGCTATGGCAAGGTCACAAATTCCGTCAGCCTTGCCCATTGACGCCGGCGTAAGATTCACGGTGATGCGACAGTCGGGCCATGTGATACCGCTTGCTTGCATTCCGACCTTGATACGCTCTCGCGTATTGGATAGGCCTGCGTCCGGTAATCCGATAAGACTGAAATATGGTAGTCTCTTTCGTAGAAACGCTTCCACCGTGACGCCATACAGGTGCTTGCCGGTCGTGTTAATTGTCTTGCATACGATGCTCATTTAATTACCTCCTGATTCCAGTCCAACATGTCAGCGGCCAACCATTGCCCGCCGCCTGAAGCATTGGCGTACAGCCAAGCCCCGTAAGAGATTCGAGCCGCCTTATCGCGTTTAAGCCATGCCTTCAGCCATATGAGACGCAGCTCCCAGCGTGGTATACGCCGCCACAACTCCTTGTTGACGGCGGGGTCGAAACGCTCATAACGGTAGATCGCGGTAATCAATTCGCCCACTTTCTCTTGACATGAGAGCCGTCCTCGTAATCGGCGCTGACCATATCGTTGTCCAGTTCGTCAATGTCCAACAGGTCTCCAACGCCGTTTTCGTCAACCCAGTCGCTCAACTGGTTGAACGTCAAGCCTTTCGGCGCGGTGACGTGACGCTTCTCGATCTGCGTCACGCGCTGGTAAATCGTGTAGACTTCGGTTTCTTCATCCATGATGGAAACTCCCTTGTTATTGTCCGGTAAAACGATTAACGGGACAATAGACAGCTCTAAAGTCCCGTCTAAATGCTGATTTATGTGAAAACCGCACCATAGAAAGCCCTATGATGCGGTTCTAAATGATGGTTTCTATAAGAATGACCCCATAGAACAAGTCCATGAGGCCATGAAAACGATAACGGCTATACGCTCCGCCTGTATGGTGGAATGTCCAACGTGGCTTCCAATCCGTCGTTAACATGCTCCGCGTCCCTCAACGAGAGTCGTCCGAACCATTGCAGCAGTTCGCTCCTGTTGAAGTAGAAGCGTTGCGAACAGCGCACGAGTGACGGCTTCAACAGCCCCTCGGCCTTCCAGTCGAGCAGCGGCACGTCACCGGCCTCATCCCAATCAGTGTTGCCGGTTATCTTCGCCACGATACCCGACACCAGATCACCGTCAACCTCGGTGATAACCACCGGACGCGGCTTCCCGATACCGGGATGGTCGGGAAACTCGACCCACATCAGCCACACGTCATACAGGCGCGGTTCACTTGGCGTACTGGTCATAGACATCATCCTCCGGATCATCCCAATCGGCGGGCAGTATCACATGGCCCTTCTCCGAACGCTCGAACATGTATGCATTGTGAACAGGCGGCACCGGATAACCGTCCGGCGTGTGTCGCGTCGGCCTGAACGGCAACCCGTTGTCCACCAGAGACTGGCGTAGGAACATGTTGACGGCGGTGCTCAGGCTCATGCCCATGGAATCGTAGAGCGCGGCGGCACGCGCCTTGACGTCATCATCGATATTGGCTACCAGCTTACCCATAACAACCTCCTTAATGGTTAACAGATGGTATCAATCATATACCATATTGGGTTAGGAATGAGATATGAGTTTTCACCAGTAGATTCTGATTTCAGCGTCACTGCCAACCCAATTGTCAGGCAAAGCGGGGAACACTTCGCGCCACTCGGGTGTGAGACCATCCCGAAACTCGTCGTAATCATCCAACGAGAAATAGTCGCATTCATCGTAGCCATCGTCATGGCTGACACCTGATTCCAGCGCGTCCAGCATGTCAACCATATCCGAAGTGGCATTCGGATACAGCCACGTATGCACGGTATCCTCATGCCTCCAGCCTTTCAGCGGCATCGAATTGCCATAAACGGTGAGCTTGATTGAAGCGCTCATAATAATCTCCTAAAGAAATATTGATTTGGCTTGTAGCAAAAAATGGGTTGCCGCCCAGCGGAAGTGAGGAAAAAGCTGGACGGCAAGAACTTAGAACAGCGGCAAAGCAAACCGCTTGTCGGGCAGATCGGTGGCGTTCAACGCCGCCAAAATCAGGTCAGACGTGTGGAGTGGAATGTTTGCGCGTACCGCCGCGATATTATCCGGCGTATACGCATAGCCAGAGGACTCCAGAACCTCACGAATCTTGCTAGTGGGTATCTTGACTTCCATCATTCCCACCCCAGCATGTCGTCGATGCACCAGCCGATAGCGCACTCATACCGGTCATACGTGGTGGAATACTTCTGTGAGAACGCCTCACGCGCCCTCTTGTCGAGCATGTCCAACGACAAACCGGTTTCGGCTATCTGCTGTTCCGCAGTATCGAAGTCCGGCGCGGTGTATGGCTTGTCCAGCTTCAGCATGGCACGACGGCGTAAATCATCGATAAAACCATGCTGGCAGTCGAAGATATCCGCCACGCTATCCGCGTTGTCGGCGGCCATCTCGTAAGCCGCCTGCAACAACAGGCTTACGGCTTTCTCCCGAATCTCGCTCATGTCACGCCGCCTTAACCCACTTGTCGCGGACGGTAGCCACGTAATCGGCCACCGCCTTTTCCAACTGCCTGTCACTGCCACGCTCATAACGGGCACGGTAGGCGACAACGCACCTGCCATTGGCCGAAGCAACGTAGGCCACCTTGCGGCCCTTGCTGGTACGGAAGTGACGGATAGGGCCCAAACCTTGCAATTCGGGGCATTCCTTAGCCATCATCAGGTCAGGCATCGTACAATAGGAGACGGCGAAACTGTTCACCTTCGGCGGCACTTCGGGAATCTCCTGTGTATCCGGCGCGGGTTCATCATCCATGAACTCGTCTTCCAATATCGCGTCCTCGGGCATAGGCACCGGCCACTGAACATTGCTCGTGAAGCGTTCCTCCTCACACTTCCAGTTTGCATCGATCGATGGGTGCGCGACAATGCCGCCAACCGTTTTAGCGTCCATTCCGGTAGGTACCGGCACCGGCACTGTCTTCATACGCTCGGAATCGGGTATGAGCATCCAACCATGCTCAAGGTCAACGGAGCTTGACCTCATGCCATTCAAAAAGTCCTCATACTGGACTCCCTTGGCCTGAACATTCCACGCCGTGCCCTGCGAAGTCTGGGAAAGTGACCAGACTCGTCTAACCCGAGCGTTCACATACCGAACATCATATTTCGAGCCATCCTTGCGCAACCGCACCCACATGCCGCTCACGGCATTCACGTTACGCGACGGGTCATTGGTCAGCTTCTTCATTTTGGTTTACCTCACTTGTAAAGATTCGATTTTGATTGATTTTCTGGAATGAGTAGGCGGCTAGAAGACTCTCAGCATTCACCCTCTTCGGTGGCTTCGGTGTAGAAAACGTCGTCCATTTGGTCATTGTTGAAACGCTCATTGATGTAATCGGAAATTGCCTTACCGGTATCGTCTTCGTTAATTAGCTGACTAATGCGGGTATGGCTCACACCGTTACCGTCCAAAATGTAAGCGTCTTGCGCCCAACCATCTTCATGCTCGAAAGCCTTGTTATATTCGGTTTCCGTCACATATCCCCAGTCGCCAAGGCGATAGATGCCCTCATAGGGTTGGAAACCGTCATAGCGCGTCAATGGCGATAGTTTTTCGTCAACACGTTCCACCATGTCGGCAACATCTTTAACGGTAATGGACATTTTGAATCTCCCTTAAACAAGAGGGGCACGGCCACAACGCCATGCCCCACAACGATTTATTAACGATGGACTCGCACCATGTAGCCCCTACCCCACGGGACTAGCTCCACGGGATAACCTTTGGCCTCATAATGCGATTGAGTGGCAACAGCCACGGGAAACGACTTGCAACGGTAATGGTCAATCATGGTCGATCACTCACCCATATACGCAACTGGGTTAAGTTGCATGTCGATACGCCGCCATGCCCTGACCAATTCGGTGGTAGGCGCGTACCGTTCGACAGCCGACCGGCTACCGTCGTACCGTGCGGCCATATCATTATCAAAACCGATAACAGTGTCCGCCATGATATGACGCGCCTCTTTCGACGTGATGGCCTCACAATGCCAATTGCCATCAAACACGTCGTCGGCAACCCAAGCGTCACGCTCAGCCCTCGACTCGAACACGTAGAGCTCACCCGGCCATGACCCGTCATCCCATGTCGCGCCGATACCATAAGCCCAGCGGAAAGCGTAGAAGTAGCGTGCCATCATGCCACCGCCTTAAACTCATGCGATTGGATGAAATCGTTGCGGCTGCAGACGTTTTCAGGCGGGAAAAAATTACTCGGCCAGAACGTGAATGCACCGTCCTTGAAGTAGCCTCCTTCAATCCACTCGAAACGCTTACGCCGGACACGCCGAACGGTAAGCCAGACGGTATCGTATTTATCGAACGTCACCGTCTTGTCAGTGGCTTTGACGATAACGTAGATGTCGCCGGCCAACGATTGGGCCAACCAGCCAACGTGGAAGTCGCTTGGATTCAGTATTTCTTCAGGCATGGCACACCTCCATTAGTGTGATATAGGATCTATAGGTTTGATTGATTGAAATTGCCCGAATGGGCGGGAAGCGCGGATTAATGCGCCGCGCTATCGCAGTCAAACTGTCTTAACGAAAGATTCGGGCATGTCACGCCGGAACGTGTACCCGTCGAACATATCGCCGTGCATCTCCTCAACGGCAAAACCATTGCCGCGCATGAATTGTAGAAACTCACTCATGCCCATGCCGCCAAAGCACAGCTCATACCCGTAATCGAGTTTGTTGACCACGCGCGTGACCTGACCACTATAACCGGTGTTCACGTTCAGTTTCGGCCACATCATGAGTGTCTGCATAAGCGGGTTATCTTTCAACGCTAAATCAACTGCCGCACTCTCCTTGTCGTATCCACAGCCTGACACGGTACCGTTAGTGTAGTCGCCGCGAATGCCGGCGAGGTTGGCCCAGACTTCGGCACGCGGGTTACTCCCCCACATGCGTGACCTATGCCAGTCAACGTTAATCCTGAAAACAAGTTCCACACACATTGTGAATCTCCCTTGAATTGATGAAGCGCGGAGACAGCCGCGCGACTGAATGAATCTGATTGAAAGACTTAGTAGCGTTCGCCGATTAGCACGCCGTCTTGGTAGATGTACAGGCCGGTACCACGTCCGTTGCCCATTCGAGCACTATCCCAGTAGCAGAGTCCAGCTTGACCCGAGCCGTCTTCGTTCTCACATTGCGGGATGTTCGCGGTATCACTACCGCAAGCGGACAGGGTGAAAAGTGTGATTAACGCGGCTGAAGCCGCCAGAATTTTACGCATGGTTCCTCACTTCCATGTGAGGCGTGCTAAGATAGCACAGCCTCGATTTGATTGATTGGTTAGAGAACTTTCAACTTAAGGCACGCGGCTAGGTAGTTGGCGCTACTTAGCCGCATTCTTTTAACGCATCAGGTCGCTCGGTTGGCAGTTGAGTGCACTGGATATCTTCAAAGCGTTTTCAAGAGTCATGTTCCGAACGTCTCGCCGCCCGGTCTCATAACTGCTGATGATTGTTCGCGCTATTCCAGTGCGCTTGGCTAGCTCAACTTGTGTTAAGTCGGCTTGTTTGCGCAGTTCCTTAAGTCCCATAGGCTTACCCGCTTTCTCTAGTAGTAGGTAAACCAATTATGACAGCAAAATGTATCATTTGCATGTAGGGAAACACTGTTAAGTTCTCAAACTTGCTTTTGTCTTGCCCGATTGGGCTTGATAATTGATAGCATAACGTATCATTTTGGTTTAAACAAATCGGCGTGTCGGAAAACCAGCACGCCGAACAGCTCACACTGACGCGAACTCACGCACCAGCGCGTGCCGCATGATGTCATCAGCGGACACGCCACGACGTTTAGCGACGGCATCCAACATGGCCGACATGTCAGCGCTTAACGAAAACGTCCGACTGACAGCATCCGCCTGAGCGACAGGAACGACAGGCCCGGAATACACCGCACCCGGCCTTCCGCCGAACTCGCCGTTATCCGCATCGTCGGCCCACTTGTCCAACATGTCATCAGTGACCACACGGCCACCCTTCGCAACAAAAGACATGACACTTCCTCCTTTACAAAAGTTTCAGTTCCCGCAGCACCTTCGGCGTCGCACGCATGGCATGGAACACATGCCAACGATCCGACTCATCTAGTACCGCCACCATTTCCAGCAAACGCCCGTACTCGTCGTATCCAACCGCCACATAACGCAACGGGTCGGTATCCTCACGCGCCATAAACCGCACGACGTTCGACCATGCCACGCGCACCGAATCAGCGGACACGTCGGGATGTCGAGTCTGGATACGCGGGTCAACGACGATATCGCCAACCGGCACGGCTCACCACCTTTCGATATAACAGGTTCCAGCGTATCCCGTCCACCTTGGGACACGCTATGAGTGCCTAGACTATGGGATAAACCCAGTGAGCTAGGCCGACTGTGTACAAGGCCCACAGTCAGGCGAAGAATTGATTAGGGCACACCACGCTGAACGTGGCACTTTCACCCACCGTAGATTAGTGGGCTATGACTCTGACTCTTTGGTGTCAGCGTCTAAGAGCTTACGAGGATTAGACACACGCAAAGCGTCACAAATCCGCAGCGCATTATCAAGTGTCATATTCCCGATGGATCTACGACCGGCTTCAAAGTCGGCAATACGACCTTGCGTCATGCCTACCTTGTTACCTAGCTGTTCTTGGGTATATCCTCGCTTCTGCCTTAATTCCCTAAGACTCATGGCCCACCTCACTCTGGTTCAGTGGGCCCAATTATACAATTTCAAACGTCCGGTTTAGCCGTCGCGCGGTTATCTCCCCGCGTCTGCCACTCTATCCAGTGGCGACGTTCATAGCGGGGACAATTCCATGCCGGATACCCGCTCTCTTATCCTCACTAGCCCGGTAGGCTAGACGCCGGTAGACGCAACTCATTTATGCAACCTTGTTTGACGTACTCTCACTACGCAGATTACAACCGACTTTTGGCAACGCTTTTTAGTTATCAATGAGCATGTCCGCCTGATTACCCGCCGCTCACTATGAGTTTTGGATAGAGGGGACTAAGTGCGCGACTAGGGACTTGCACCCTAGCGTTAGCCACTATGGCCGCGCTGATTACTTGTTGAGGTCATTCCACACGTTGTCAAACTTGCGGTATAGCTCGGCGGGGTATTCCTCGTTGTCGTCCATCTCGATACCGAGGGACATGGCCGTGAGGTCAAGCACGTTGTCATAGGTGCAGGGCTTACATACCGTGGCTAGGTCCACCGCCGCCCTAAATGCTTTGGCTTTAATCTCCGTGGTGTTCATCTCGGGGTTCCTTTCTGTGTTCTCGTTTCGTTGTGGCTTCATCATAAGCAACCCCATAAGGGGATGTCAAATTGTATAATCACACCACCACATAAACCGTTGAAAACATTGACGTTTATCGGCGTGTCGAAACCACCATAACCACCACAAAAACCGTCAAACCACAGAGCCCACGCCACTACTCCCATACCCATATAGTTGCACATACAACAGTTGCACCATGCAACAATCACCAAACATGAGCCAACATCACTCAACCTCATGCCGCCGCCGCTCACAGTCCCATAACCACGCATGTATGCGCACGCGCCCATACGCACACGCCTACGCGCGTACACGCGCGGATACGCGCACGCACACGTATGCGCACACACACGCACGCCCACACGCACGCATGTACGCACGCATACGCGCACGCCCACACGCGCGTACACGCGCACGCGCACACATGGGGGTGGGAGAGCCCCACCCCGGTAAGACGTGGGGGCCGCACGGACAATGGTTTCGCTCGTGAATGATCTGTTGGGCCATTTTTTGAATTAGCGTTTCATTGGTGTAGGAAATACTCTTGCAACGCTTGCTGCAACGCTTGTTGTGAGTAAACTATCGTGTAGATGGATTGTCGGGGATTGGAGCGAAGCTCGGGTTCCTGACAAGGTGAGGCCCCGCAGTCGCGGGGTTTTCTTGTATTTGCGTGAGATATCCCAATTGGTAGAGGACGCCGGCTCAAACCCGGTGTGTTGTGGGTTCGATTCCCTCTCTCACGACTAGGCCACGCCTTTTTTGAAAACCGAACCGTCAAAACAGTTTTACGAGGATTTGTAAGGTCGAGTTCTCTGGGATTCCGTTTTGTATTGGTGTTGTTTTCTTGGACCGGGGGCGTGGCCGTGGATGATTGGCAGAGTAGACGAATGCGGCGGCTTGCTAGGCCGTAAACCGTAAAAGGTTCGCAAGTGCAAATCTTGCATCATCCGCGAGATGGTCGGTGAGGCTGGTCAAGGCCCTGACTGTCGTGGGGGTTCGACTATCCCTATATGCCCGTAGCTCAATGGTAGAGTACCGGTCTCCAAAACCGGTGACGTGAGTTCGATTCTCACCAGGTATGCGATGCCGGTAGCTCAGCGGCTAGAGCGTATGGCTACGGTCATAGGGTCGGTGGTTCGAGTCCACTCCGGTACCACAACGCCTTCAAGAAGAGGCGATTACAGGCGGTGACGGCTTCTTGGGTCATCGCCGGATGTCGGCGGCGGCTTCATGCCATGCCGTGCGGCGATAACTGAACAGCGCTCCCCTAGTGGGAGGCATGGCATTCTAGCTCATTGGAAGAGCGGCGCTCTCGTAAAGCGCAGGTTCGAGTTCGATTCTCGGGATTGCCTCTAGGAACCGGTGGCTCGTGGACCAACATCCCCTGTATTTGGATTAACCCCGTTGGAATGCTCGCTCGCCACGCTCCCACCGGCTCCGCCCCCTACGTGTAAGGAGTCATCGTGGCTTGGTCATCTTCCAACCGTGATGCACGGTTCAACCCCGGATGGGAGCGGACCCGCAAGCGGATATTAGAGCGGGACCACCATCGATGCCAGTGGATTGTGACCGACTGGCATACGGGGGCGAAGCATATTTGCGGCTATCCTGCCAATGAGGTCGATCATAAGGTTCGCGCGAAGAACGGTGAGCCTGATGATGATTCCCCGTCGAACCTGTGGGCGTTGTGCTCATATCACCATAAGCAGAAAACCGCTCGTGAGAGTGGTGAGGCTCGGGTGGAAAAGCGTAGGAGCCGCGAGGAGGCCGAATGGTATTCGAGGCCGGCTTTTCGATAGAGCGTTGCGCTGTGTTCGGGTGTCTTAACCCGGTGTGCGCCAAAGGGTTGTGCAGGGAGCATTACAACCGGAACTACTATTCCGGCACTCCGTTGAGGAGACTGCGCACCCGCATGTGTCCGGTGTGCTTCAAATGGTTCGACCCTGAGCGTTCCTCTCGCTTGTTCTGTTCGGACAAGTGCCGTTTGAGGTATTTCCGTAAACGTCAACTGCATCCCGAGCTGCCGTCGCGTCCTGAAACCGTGTTGCATGAGCGGACGGTGGAACCGGCTGAACGGCCTCGGATGGTTGTCGAGTCTTTCACCCGTTCGCAGGTGATTGAGAAGTGTGCCGGCCGTTGCCAGAAGTGCGGCGGACTGGTCGATGTAGATAGTGCCGGGCCTGACGGCGCGGCTTTTGAGTGGAAGGTTCCTTTGGAGAAGTCGCATTCAGCGACTTTGGAGAACCGCATTCTCGTTCACGACCGGTGCAGGGGCGAAAAGCCCGTGCGTCGGACAGCCCGGAATGGGCGGAAACGGAGCGTGAATCATGGCAGGAAACGGGCGTAGGGCGTCCAAGATAGCCGCGATGCCTTTGCTGAGCAGTCCCGAGGAGCCGGTTGGGCCGGAACTGCCTGATGTTCGCCCGGATACGGGCGATGAATGGTTGCCGGTCACTCGCCGCTGGTATGAGGATTTGCGTCGTAGCCCGTTGGCTCAGCGTATGGGCGTCGGCCCTGACTGGGATTTCGTGTTGGATACGGCGCTGCTCAAGGATGATTTCAAACGTTCCCGTAAGGGGCGTGCGATTCTGGCGGCTGAGATTCGCCAGCGTGAGGCCATGATCGGCGTCACTCCGAAGGCGCGTAACGATTTGAAGTTCGACGCGCCTCAGGCGAATGATTTGAAGGCGTCCTCGTATTCGGGTTCCTCGAACGTCATCAGCATGGAGGAAGCACGTAGGCAGCGTCGGGCGGTGGGCTGATGCATGACGTTATCCCTAATCTGACCGCCGAGGATAGGGAGCGTTCGCTTGGCTGGCTTGCCTTGTGGTGGATACAGTCGTTCTGCGTCGTGGGTTCGGAGCCCGCGTATGACATGCCCGTGTATGAGAGTCCTGAGTATGCGCGGTTCTACGTGGACTGTTACGCGCTCGACAAGTATGGGCAGCGTCGTTTCAACCATGTGTTCCTGAGTCGCCCCAAGGGTTGTGACAAGTCCGGCAAGGGTGGCCGTCTGGGTTTGTTCGAGGCTTTGGGCCCATGCCGTTTCGCCGGTTGGGCGAAGGGCGGGGAAACCTACACGTTCCTCGGCCAGACTTACGAGTATCTGCCGGGCGAGCCTATGGGCCGTCCCGTGCAGGGCCCGAACGTGGTGTGCATCGCCACCGCCGAAGAACAGACGGATAACGTTTATCAGGTGATGAAGTACAACTGCGAGAACGGGCCTTTGAGCCAGTTGCGCGGTTATGGGCTTGATGTCGGTGAAACCCGTATCCTGCTGCCGGAGGGTGGTTCGATCAAGCCCGGTGCCACCGGTTCTTCCACGCATGACGGCGGCAAGCAGACGTTCATCATCGCCGACGAATCCCACTTGTACAACGTTCCCCGGTTGAAGGCCACGTATCATACGCTGAAACGTAATCTCTCGAAGCGTATGGGCGACGCCGAACCGTGGGTGTTGGAAACCACGACCATGTACCGTCCCGGCGAGAACAGTATCGCCGAGGAGACCTACAAGCACGCTCAGGATATTCGAGAGGGTCGCATCAAGGACCCGAAGCTGCTGTTCGACCACAGGTATTCGCCTTTGAACATCGAGGACCTGGGTGATGCGGGCAAACTGAAGCATGGCCTGTATGAGGCGTATGGTTCCGCCGCGAAGTCAAGGGACGGCAAGGACCATATCATTCTCGCTGACGGCAGCATCGTGCCGGTCAACGACGAGGGTGTGAGCGATGACGGGTATTCGCTTCGCTCCCCCGGCGTGGAGCCGGGCCCGTCGAAGGACGGCTGGGTTGATATTCGCGGCCCTATCGCGGATATCCTCGACCCGGCTTCCGATGTGGGCGATTCGATTCGCTACTACCTGAACAGTCTCACGAGCGTTTCCGACGCTTGGCTGTCCGAATCCCTGTTGAAAAGCCATCTCGCGGGCATCGCATTGTATGCGGGCGTTCCCGAGGGCACCGACTTGGACGAGGCAGCGCCTTGGAAGGACATTATTTCGGACGAGGACGAGATAACGCTTGGCTTCGACGGTTCGCTTTCCGATGATGCGACCGCCTTGGTCGGCTGCCGTGTCAGGGACGGCCTGTTGTTCCTTATCAAACTGGAACAGAAGCCCGAAGGCCCCGAGGCCGCTGACTGGCAGGTCGATGTGGAGGCGTTCGACCGCAAGGTTCGCTGGATGCTGGACAACTACAACGTTGTCGGCTTCTTCGCGGATGTCCACGGCTGGCGTGACCTCATTATCGGCTGGGAAACCGACTACTCGTATCTCGACCTTGTGGGCCAGCGCAACAACGGCGACCCGATCATGTTCCACACGAACAATTGGGAGTCGGACATGAAGCAGGCGTATGTGGACATGCATACCGCGTTCTGCCGTGAATGGACGGCGTGCGATGACGAGGACAATCCCGTCATCGGTGATGTCGCACTGTTGGCCGACCCGAGGCTTCTCGCGCATTTCAGAAACGCGCGAAGGAAGAACCTGCGCAGGACGAACGCCGATGGCTCCACTCAGTACCTCGTGTACAAGGAGACGCCGAACAGTCCGTTGAAGATAGACGCCTGCATCGCAGGCGTCCTCGCATATACGGCGCGTACCCGTTATCTGGAACAGGCCAGTTCCCGTGCGCCGAGGGTGCGCACCCACGTTACCCGAGTGACTTATTAGAAGGACGGTGAGATATGGCCGTGCAGTTGGAGTCGTTGGTTCCCGATGATGTCGAACCGGGAGGCGACGGCGTGGTGCTTACCCGGTTGGCGAACCGGCTGGTGAACCGTATCCCCATGCTGTGCCGGTTGAAAACGTTCTACGACGGCAAGGAGACCGTACCCACGAAGGCGGTCCCCCGCAACATGGATGTGACCAGTTCGGACATCTACCGCAGGTTCGTGGACATCTGCCCGATGAACTTGGCGAGCACGATAGCGAACGCGGTCATCACCTCGGAGAAGCCCACCGGCTTCCGTCTGGTGTCGGACAAGGCGATACGTTCCACCGCCGCAGACGACATGTGGCAGAAGTCGGGCATGAACCTGAAATCGTTGAACATGCTGCGTGACGCATCGATTTACGGTGCCGCCTATGCGCAGGCGTGGTCGACGCCTAACCCGGCCTACATTTCGAGGCTCAGCCCTTGGGATACCGTCGTTTCCGACGATAAGAGCGCGGCCATCGTCTACTCGTATGACGCGGATGAAGGCACCGAGAACATCGCCTTGTACCGTCTGGTCCGTGACGATAAGGGCAATGTGACCGACGTGTATGGTCGTGTCGCCAGACGTGAGGTGGAGTCGCGGACGCTGCCGACCGACAGTCCCGACTATGAGGATGCCGTGTATGAGCTGGCGAACGATGATTCCAAGAAGAAACCGTCGTTGCCCGCCTTGTTCGAATGGGTGGGCGCGGCCAGTTCCGATGGTCTTGATTTCGCCCGTGACTGCGGTTGCCTGCCCATCGTCCAGTTGAAGACCGCGACCGGTCGAGGCCAGTTCGAGCCTCATCTTCCGACGTTGAGCGCCATCGACCAGCAGCGTTTCCAACGTTTCTGCATTCAGGAGATGCAGGCGTTCAAACAGCGTTGGGTGTCCGGCGACCTTCCCGAGTATTACACGAAGCAGGACCCGGCCGTGAAGGCCAACCGTGCGCGTGCCGGCGAAAAGATCGACTACTCGTCCTTGTTCGAGCTTGGCCCCGCCGCCTTGTGGCTGATGCCGAAGGACGCGAAGATGGGCGAAAGCTCCGTGACGGACATCACGCCGATTGTCTCCGCCGCGAACACGGACATCAAACAGTTGGCCGGCGCGTCCGGCACCCCGTTGTCGATTCTCAGCCCTGACGTTTCCGGCAGCGCGGAGGGAGCGAAGCTCACCACCCGCATGTTGAGGCTCAAGGTGCAGGACATGAACGAGCGTGCCAATGATGCGTTCGTGCTGCTGCTTCGCATGGCGTTGGTCGCAAGCGGCCAGCAGTCCGCCGCCGATGAACGTTTCGAGACGATGTGGCAGCCGGTCGAAACTCCCACCGATTTGGAGCAGGCGCAAGCCGCCAACTATGTGAAGGGACTGCTGCCGGTCAAAACCATCATGCGACGGTTCCTGAACATGAGCGAGATGGATATAGCCGAAGCCATGCAGGACTTGCAGGACACGGCTTTCGCCACCGCCCTGAGTCAGGAGAACACTCTGGTCGAAGGCAAGACCTCACAGCAGTCGGCTCCCATCTTGCAGGACACGTTGGATTCGACATCGACCATCCCTGACCTGAACGACGTTCTGGGCGACGAGACGTTGGACTCCACCAATGAGGTGACGTGATGGCCGACATGACACAGGCGCTGACCGTCATGGAACGGCAGCGTCAGGCGCTGGTCGACGCCTACGTGCAGCGTGCGTGGAACATGTGGAAGTCGCTCGACCCCGCCGACTGGTGGAACGACGCGATAACACAGGGCGTGTCCGCGTGGATAACACAGAATCAGATCGCGTTCATCAAAGCCATGCGGCATCTGGGCGTCTCCTATGCGGACGTGATGCTCGGCATGGTGAACGTGCCTTCGGATGGTCAGATTCCCGAATACATCGTCACAAGGGACAACACCGACCCTTGGGCGGTGAGCGTGCGTCCTGCCGACGCCTATCGGAGCATGGCCGTAAGGGACCCGTCGATACGCCCGCTGGCATGGGACAATCTGGACGATTACGTGCAGAAGGCCGTCGATGATTGGCTTGACGCCGCCGTGAAACGGTTGACGGACAATGCGAACACCGATGGTCAGATAGCCATGAACAGTGCGGCCACGCAACGATTCCACGGTTCCGGCGTCAGAAAATACCGTAGGGTCATACACCCCGAGCTTTCCAAGACCGGCACGTGCGGCCTGTGCGCCGTCGCGGCCACGAACGTGTTTTCCACGGCCGACCTTCTGCCCATGCACAACAACTGCAAATGCACCGTCGCCCCGATCACCGCGAACAATGACCCCGGTCTGAAACTCAACCGGGAGGATTTGGACGCCATCTACAGGAAGGCTGGCAGCACGTCAGCCGCCGACCTGAAAAGCGTGCGCGTCATCATGGAATCGCATAGCGAGATCGGGCCGATTCTCACGCAGTCCCAGTGGCGGCGTGAATACGATGACGGCACTCCCGCGCCGGAATGGCATATCCCCGACCTGAAGATGACGCGCACCGCGTTGCAGCGCATGTACGCGAGGGCTATGGAGTTCCAACAGCATTATCAGAAAGTGCTGGATACGGGCGAGGAAGACGATTTTCCATTCGAGGGTCGAAAGTACAGCTTCCGGCCTTCGGTGCATTTAAGACAAGCCATGTCCTATCAGAGGGCGTGGCTCCAATACCTGCGGTCGACCCTCGGTTTGGCCGCGTGAATGAAAGGGGCGGGCGGATGCCTACCAAGGAAGAACAGAACACTGCCGAAACCGAAACGGTTCAGCAGTCTCAGCCTGAAACGGGCGCGGCAGAAACGACCGCCGACATTCAGGAAAACAATGAAAACGTCAAGCCGGAGGAAAACCCCGGTGACAACGAGCTCGCCAAGTGGAAGGCGATGAGCCGTAAGAACGAGAAGCAGGCCGAAGCGAACCTCAAGCAGGTGCAGCAGGTTCAGGCCGAGCTTGCCCAGGTGCGTGCCGACAACGCGCGTCTGATTGCGAAGAGCACGTATCCGCAGGTCACTGACAAGGTGTTTGAAGCCCTGTACAAGGGTGATGGCACGCCGGAGGATATCGCGGACTTCGCCAAGTCCTATGCGGAGCTCAACCCCATCCAACCCGGTTCGCCGTTGGGTGTTCAGCCGAACGGCCGCGTTCAGGTGCCGGAAGCCGAGGCTCTTCGCAACGTAGGCCGAAAGGCCGAGAACCCCGAAGGCGAGTTCAATCCGAAACCAAAGCGCGGCGACGCCTACAAGCGTGCGATGGACCGTCAGAACGCCCGCCGCCGCAACCATAACAAGCAAACCAAATGAAAGGAGCCATACTCATGGCGCTTCCTATTGAAATGGTGCATGGCACCGGCCTGACCACCGTTGAGGAAAACAATGAGTGGCGTTTCGGCGAGCAGACGGGCGGCGTGGTCTCCGTGACCATCGTCCCCGAACTGTTCAACGTCGATGACGAGACTCTGCGCAACAAGTACCTGACCGGGGTCAGCCCGACAGCCACGACCATCTACATCCGTTCCGGTATTCCGCTCGCCAAGATCACGAGCGGCACCAACAAGGGCGCTTACGGCCCGTATGACCCGAAGGCTACCGATGGCCGTCAGACCGCCATCGCCGGCCTGTTGGAGTCCGCCGTCGCCGTGAACGTCACCTATTCCGGCTGGCAGGTCGATGACACCTATGTGGGCCTTCGCTACCGTGGCGACATTATCAAGAGCAAGCTGCCGGTCGTTCCCGCCGACGAGGCCAAGTGGGGCGGCTGCTTCTACGATGTCGAGGATGATGCTGTCACCGCATTGTCCGGTTCGGCTGGCGCTGCCGGTTCCGCTGGTGTGGGCGTGAAGTCCATCACCTTGACCAAGAACGCCTCTGGTGCCATCACCGGTGGCACTTGGGTCGGCACCGACAACAAGTCGAACACCATCACCATCGCCTGACACCCCGTCTAAACCGATTCTTTGAAACCCGCCCCTCGTGGCGGGTTTTCTCATATCTGAAAGGAAATATCCAATGGCATTGGACAAGGAAATCTTCCCGCCGAGCGAAGCCACCGAGGTTGCGCAGGCGGGCTTCGATTACGTGAACGGCATTCTCCCGTTCTCCACCATGTTCCCCATCCAGTCCAATGACGGCGAATGGACCGTCTCTTGGACGCCGAATCTGCCGACGCTCTCCACGAACGCCATGCAGCGTCGTGCGCTGGACGCCGAGATCGGCCACACTTCGATGGTCGAACAGTCCGCCGAACAGCATACGGGCCTTCTGCCCCTGTCCGGCATGGACCACATCACCGAACGTGATATGGCCAAGCACGCGAACGACAAGCAGTTCATCCACGACAAGGCCGAAGCCAAGACCACGCATCTGGGCCAGACCGCCGGCGTGACCCTTGAACTTGAGTCCATCTCCGCGATGATGGATGGCAAGATCACCATCAACGAGAACGGCGCGAACGTTGTCTACTCGTTCGGCCGTCCGGCCAAGCAGCATAATCAGGCTCCGACCACTCTCTGGTCCCAGGCTACTTCCGACCCGATTGCCGACGTTCAGGGTTGGATTGAGGTCATGCGCAAGAACAAGGGCCGTACACCGCACGCCGCGTTCACCACGTCGAAGGTCATCGACGCATTGCGCGTCAACGAACAGTTCCGTCAGGAAGCGTCCGGCATGGACTTGGCTCATTCCAAGTCACGACTGTCCCGCGACGAGGTGCTGGGCGTTTTCGCCAGCCAGCTTCAGCTGAACGACGTGCGTATGCTCGACCTCGAATACGAGAACCTTGAACTGGACGGCGGCTTCAAGATGGACGTGGACACCACCACGCTCATCCCCGATGCCACGTTCGTCATGCTTCCCTCGTTCAACGACCCGACCCTTGGCTTCACCGCTTCCGGCCCGACCGCCGAAGCCCAAAACTCCGAGTATGAGATCAGCAAGAGCGTCAACGACGGTCTTGTCGCCGCCATGCTCTCCCATCAGGCTCCGGCCAACTACGATATCTGGGTCAACGGCTCCGCGCTGCCCGTATTGCAGGATGCCGTCAGCACGTTCAAGGCCAACGTCCTGTAGGAGCCGTCATGGCAAGCGTTGACGGCATCGACTGGATGAAACACATGCAGGTCAGTCTGCTTGACCAGCCCGGGCTAGCCGACGCCTATCCGAACGAATGGGTGAAATCACGTTGCCGTATCGCCGCCGAAATAGCGTTGACCGAATCCGGCAACGCGGAACCCCGCCTCAATTCGGGCGACCTGAGCGAGGACACGTTCGCCTACGTGGTCTGCTCGATGGTGATTCGCGTCATGCGATGGCACCGGCTCAAATCCGAGTCGAACGGCAACTATTCGTATGAGGAGCATGACCCCCAGCCTAATCCGCCCGCCTATGATGCCAGTCCCAACCTGTATGTGAGCAAACGCGAAAAGCAGTTGCTTGACGGTTACGCGGAGGGACACGGCCCCGTAGGCACCATTGGTGTCGGGTTGAGCCGAATCTACGGATTGTGAGGCCCTATGGCCGATGAAACATTGGACTTGGGACACCTTTACGACGGTGTTGATTTGGATGAACTCGGCGGCGGGCACCTGTACGACGATACCGAGTTGGAGCCTCGTATCACGGATGACCTTCTGCACCGCGACATGATCGTGGTGCAGCCGATGAAACCGGTCGAAACCGTCTACGGTTCCGGCACGGTGCCGGATGGGGACGCCTCCTACTGTTACTGCTCGTTCGAGCCTCGAATCAATAAGAACAGCACGTTTTCCAAGAACTGGGCGCAGGACACCACGCCGCAAACGACCGGTGGCCTGCGCGAGGATGCGTTGGCGATCGTTCTCGCGCCGGAATGGCATGGGGACATCAACACGCAGTTCTGGCTCGATAACGCCTGTTACGAGGTTGACGGCCCGCCTATGGAGATGCGTCACGCCTCGGATGCCGCCCACCATTGGAACATCACCGCGAGGTGCATCGGCCATGCGACCGAGGACAACGGGTTGAAACCGCCTGTCCCGCCCGAGGGGAGCCGCACATGGGGTACGTGAAGCTGAAGCCCGCGAATGTGCTGAACCGTGACATGGCGATACTGTTCGGAGCCGAAGCGACCCGTCCCGTGGCGGAGAAGGTCGAGGCGAAGGCGAAGGGACTGGCCGACGTGAAGGCGAAGCATTCGTCCGTCGCCGACCGCATCGACATCAGCACTCACGCGCATGGCACGCATACCGCCGTGATCATGAGCGTCAAGGGCCGTGACGGTTCCGAGATCGCCTCTCACTTGGAGTTCGGCTACTTCAATCGGTGGCTGGAACACAAGTACGGCATCAAAAGTCCGAGTGCCTGGATGCCGGGATTGTTCATCATGTCGAGGGCGAAATATGTCTGACCCCACGATATTCGACCTTTCCGTAAGGGAACAGTTGGATGCGGTCGGCCTGACACGCGCCTACCTGGACGCCGTCGAATGGAAGGACCGTGATTTCAGGCCGGTCATCCAACCGGAGGTCACGCCCGCCACGGATTCGCTCCTGTTGTCCCATGACGTGATTCTCTACCATTGCGGTGCTCCTGAGCAGCCCGACTGGAATCTGAAGGCTTGGATATGGCAGTACACGCTGTCTTTGACGGTGTTGGGCCGTGACCCGGAACGGGTGGCCCGCATCTGCGGATGGCTGCACCGTTGCATATCCGCATGGCCCTACCGGCCCGGCACCGACTATGGGAAGATCGGGCGGATAGTGGACAATCCCGGTTTCGAGTCCCGGTCTTCCGGAGACATGACCAGTTCCAAAAGCATCGTCGCGTGGACTTCCACGAAACGCATACAGGCCGCGTCCCCACGCGGCTGACCTTATCTGAAAAACCATCAATCACACAATCAGACCCCGCACGCCTACACGGCTGCGGGGTTTTCCATATTTGAAAGGAAAACGATATGGCTGACGAAATCGGCATCCACGACGACGGCGTGTTGACCGCCGTCCGAGGAACGATCTTCATGGCGAAGGCCGAGACCATCATTACCTCCGCACTGCTCAAGCAGTTCACCGTCGAGGCGGCGACCGTAGGCGTGGGCGACGACATGTGGACGAACCTCGGCCACATGTCGAACGACAACCTGCCCGAGTTCGCGTTGGACGGCGGCGACGCCACCACGTTGAGCACTTGGCTCAAGGCGGCGTTCCGCACCCAGTACGCCCAGACCACCGGCACTGTGACGTTCAATTCGGTGCAGGGCGACAAGGGCACGTTCAAGACCTTCTACAACGCGGTCGATATGACCGGCGCCGGCGTGGCCTTCTCCTTGGAGAAGACCCCCATCAACAAGTCCCTGTTCATCCTGTGGTCCGACACGAACACGACCGGCCGTGCCGGCCTGCTGCTGCCGAACTCGGACATCGCGTTCTCCAGTCTGCCTGCTCTTTCCACGGATTCGTTCGTGGAGTTCTCCGCTCAGGCGAACATCAAGACATCCAGCGTGCTTCCGCATGACAAGAACGGCAAGTTCACGTCCGTCGCCTACTTCGCGCCGTCCGACTTCACGGTCTGACCCGTCTCTTCCTTGCCGCGTCTCCTATCCGCGCGGCAAGGAACCCCCTCTTTCCACGGATAGGGCTTTTCAGAATCATTCTTTTCCACGGATAGGAGCCGATGATGGCAGAGAACACTAAGAACACGACCGACAACGCGAAGATGCCGGAGACATGGGATGAGCTCAAGGAGCAGCCGCTGTTCGCGGGACTGCCCGACATGGCGAAGCCGCAGGAGCTGAACGTGGCCCAGTCCGCCGAGTTCTCGGTGACATGGCAGCGCATCTCCGAACGCAACGGGAAACTGGGCGACATGGGCTTATTCGGCGACGATGAGGCCGACAAGCCGAAGAAGAAGCCGAAGTACGACGAGTCCGAAGCCGTCATCCTCATGGCCGAGATCGTGCAGTACGCGGACATGTTCTACCGCGAAATCGCGGCCGACGAGAAGCAGTGGGACGAGTTCACCCGTGGCCGCACCTTGGAGAACCTGTACGTGCTGCTGGTGTCCCTGACCACGTTCTATTCGGTGGCACTGGGAAAATCAAGCGCCTCCAAGACGCGCTTGGAGAATGCAGAGTAGCGGTCTCGGCCGACTTCCAACGCTTCTACAACATCAACCTCCCCGCCAGTATGGGCCGCATGGAGCCGTCATGGCTGTGCGACCTGCTGGACGGTTTGGAGGGCGTTGACGGGAGCCTGTACCGCGCGTGGATGGCCGAACACCATCCGCTCCCACGGGAAGACGCGAAAAGCATGCCGCGTCTTTCCTACCTCACCTACGGGCAGTCGCAGATGCTGATGCTCAGCATGACGAACCAGCTTGAGATGATTCGCGTGATGATCGCCCGCATGATGGGCGACAAGAAGTCGAAGCCGCAGCCCGTCTATCCGCCCGGCACCGTGGTCAAGCCCGATTCGGTCGGGCCGAAATCGTTCTCCACGGCGGGCAAGTCGTTCGCCCAGATCACGGGCATGTTGGGTGCCGTGTTCGGCGGCAACAGTTTCTAGCAGAAAACCCCTCGCATTCCACGAGGGGTTTTCGTTTATCCTCCCGGAGGTTTTCTCATGGCCTTGTATTCCGCTGGCGCGGTCGGCGTCGATATTCGCCCGGACACCGATAATTTCTGGAAGATTCTCAACGCGGAACTGCATTCTCGCCACCCCGAGGTCACCGTTGATGTGAACACGAAGGGCGTCGCACGCGCCAAGGAGCAGATGCGCGACCTTGACGGCAAGACCCTCACCAACGTGGTGAAGATCGACGGCGACCCGTCCGGCTTGCGTGCCATCGACAAGGCCATGCAGGCCCAGCGGAAGCAGTGGGAGAAGAAGCCGGTCACCAGCAGGTTCGACTTGGACGATACGTCGTTCAATGAGAAGATTCACCGGCTTTCCAACCAGATCAAGCGGACCGCCGGCCAGACGGAGGCGTTCGTCAAGAAGTCGCAGAAATCCGTGGCCGACAGTCTTCAGGACAGTCTCTCCCGCATGCGTTCGGCACGCGCCCTCTACGACAAGGAGGCCACGGCCGCATCCCGCAGGCAGACCATGCTCATCAAGGACGAGCACGCCGCCTACGACATGTACGCGGAGGCCATCGAGAACGGGCGCAAACGTCAGGAGCAGTTGACCCGCAGCCAAGCCGATGTCAGTAAGACCCTTGACTGGTCCATCAAGAAGATGAAGGAGCTGCGCGAGGCCGGGAACATCGACACCGCGAACTGGTACAAGAACAGTCGCATCCCCGAGCTGCGCGAACAGCTCAAGGGCCTGAAAGCCGACCTGAAGGCGGTAGGCAAGGAGATAGCGGAGAACAAGAAGGCGCAGGACAAGCTCTTCTCCGCTGATTTCGACAACAAGGTAGCGGCACAGCAGCGTCTTATCGACTCCAACACCAAGAAGTGGGAGAAGGCGACCGACGCCATCTCCAAGTATTCGGACGCCGAGCTCATGCGCAAGGCGCGGCTCAATGACTTCAACCGTGAGAACGACCGGCTGTTCTCCGGCCTGAACAAGATTCTCGACCTTGAGGAGAAGTCCGAGAAGCTGAACCGCAGGCAGCTCCAGCAGCTGTCGAAGCTCACGGCCGGCCAGAAGGCGTTGGCCGAGGTGTTCGAAGACACGGGAACCAGCGTCAAACGCCTCAACGCGGTACAGAACGATTCGCGCCGCACGATGGACAAGCAGCGCAAGACCGCCCGCGAACTGACCAGCCTGTTCGACGAGCAGGAGACTCAGGTCAAGGCGCTTTCCGCCGCGTTCCAGAAGTTCAAGCCCATGGGCATCGACAAGAGCCTCGGCAAGGAGCTCAACAATACCTTCGACCAGCTGAAGAAGCTGCGCGACTTCGCATCCCGCAAGCCGATCACCGCCAAAGCCACATTGGATAAGACCCAATGGGACAAAAAATACGCGGAACTGATGTATGACGCGGAGAAGCTGCGCGCCAAACTCGACCGGGAGCATGAGGTCAACGTCCGCGTCAAGGTGTGGGAGGACAACGCCGACAAGCTCGAAGCCCGGTTGGAGAAGCTGCGTCATACGCGCCTCGACATTCCCGTGGACTGGCAGGTCGATCAGGAACGAATCATCGCGTCGATGCGTGAGACCGCCGCCAAGATCAAAGCCAATCCCGAACGTCGTTGGGAGCTTGAAGCCGACCTCGACCTGCAAATGCATCGCGCCGAGGAGAAGCTGAAGAAATTCGAGGACAAGAACGACGAGCTGAAGATGGATTTGGACTTGGAGACCGCGTTGGCCCGAGCCCATCTCGCCTACTTCACCCGCCCCCGCACCATCGACATCTTCGCTAATTTCAAGGGCACTGACCTTGGCAAGATTTTCTCCGGCATGACCAGTGGTGCGACCGGTTTGAAGGGCGTGCAGAACCAGTTCGACAGTCTTGTGAACCTGTTCGACAAGCTCGACAAGGTGGTTCCCAAGTGGTCGATTCTCGGTGCCGGCGTCACCGCGTTGGGTGCCGGACTCCTGAACCTGGGACGCACTGCGGGCGGTGTCGGCGTCAGCCTCGTGTCCATGAGCAAGGCCGCGTTGGCCGCTCCCGCCGCGTTGGCTGGTCTGGCGTCCGCAGGCTACGTGGGCTACCGGGTGTTCGGTGATTTGAAGGAAAAGTTCGATGTCACCAAGACCTCGCTGGCGAACCTGAACAAGGAGTTGGGCGACAACGCTTGGAACGAGTACGGGGATAACCTGTACCGTCTCGCCAACGACGTGGCCCCCTCACTGTCCAAGGGTTTGAACGGTATCGCCGTCGAGGAAGGCAAGGTGCTCAACGGGCTTATCGACGTGGTGCGCCAGTCCAACGAGGCCGACCAACTACCGCGTATCTTCGAGAACACTCGTCTCGCGGTGTCCGAACTGAACCCGGGCTTGCAGTCACTGGCCCGCGCGTTCCTCGGCTTGGGCGACCAGTCCAGCCAGTATCTGCCCCGCATGGCCTCCTACATTTCCGACGTGGCCGAGAAGTGGGCGAACTGGGTGGATACCGCCGAACGTACCGGTCAAGTCTCTAAGGCGATGGAAAAGGCCATCGAACAGGGCGGCTATCTGAAATCGTCCGTGTTCGACCTGATAGGCGTGTTTGAGGGCACGTTGGGTACTCTGGCGAAGACCGAGAACGGTATCCAAGGTTTTTCCGAGGCTTTGGAGAAAGCCAACAAGGCCGTTCACACCATCAAGTTCCAAGAGACTTTGGAGGCTTGGAGCGCTGGTGCGCAGGACGCGCAGGACAAGATGCGCAACGCCTTCAAGGATATTGGCGACGCCGCGTACTCGTTGAAGGACACCACTCGCGCGGTGTTCGGTGACGCGGGCCAGATCGTAGGCGAGGCCATCACTGGGTTGAGTCGCGTGTTGCAGCAGTCCGGTGGTGGAATCCGCGATTTCAGTTCCGGTGTCCGCGACGGGTTCAGCCAGGTGTTTGACGCGGTGGGTGACGCGGGCCCCATGTTCTCCGATTTGGCGAGCATGGTGGGCCAGTTGTCGCGCACGTTCGGCGGCACGTTCGCGTCCGCTTTGCGTACCGTGAGCCCGCTTATCAGCACCATCGCCAAGGGTGCCACCGGCGTGGCCCAAGCGTTCGACTCGTTGCCGGGGCCGGTGAAAAGCATCATCACATTGTGGGCCACGTTCGGTCGTGCGGGCAAGACGGCGTTCGAGTCGTTGAAGACCGGCATGTTGCAGAACATCCAGTCCACGATGCGATACCAGAAGATGCTCAGCGAACTGGGTTTGAGCGCCGAACAGGCGTCCGTGAAAATGGGCACCCTGATTAAGGCGATGAACCAGTTGCGTTCCGGCAATTATGCGGGTATTCTGTCCGGCGCCATCAGCGAGGTCAATTCCCTCGGCATGGCGGCGGAAGCTAACTCGAAGAAGCTGCTCCTTCCGGGGAACGCTGCCAAGGAGACTTCCAAGGACATGGGCGGCTTGGTCGGTGCGAACGGTCAGGCCATCGCCTCCATCCGTTCGGCCGGGGAGCAGGCCGAACAGCAGTCCGGCAGGTTCGGTTCGTTGAAGACCGGCGTGAAGAACCTGTGGGATGCGTTCGGCGGCTGGACGACGGTTGCCGGTCTGGGAATCAGCGCGGGCATCGCCGTCATCGGCAATGCGATATCCGACTACACGACGAAGGCGGAAGCATCCAAGCAGGCGATGGACAAGGTCATCGACGGCATGAAGGGCATCAAGTCCAACGCCAAGGAGGCGGCGGACGCGTTCAACGATTTCAAGTCGGAGACCACGAAACAGTGGGATGACCCGTCGCTCCTGTTCGGCAAGGACGGTGGCGGCGCGGTCACTGAATGGCTCGTCAAGGTCAGCGGCGGCTACACGTCCGCAGCCGACGCGGCCAAACGTCTGGGCATCAATACCAGTACGCTGACCGATGCGGTCAGCGGCAACGAGGCCGGCTACAAGAAGCTCGTCAAACAGTTGGAGGCGCAAAGCAAGGAGACATACAAGGCCAGCGACCAGTACGGCATGATGGTCGAGAAGCAGACCGATGCCGCCATCGCCGCCGACACGCTGTTGCAGGCGTTGAAGAAGCAGCACAAGGAAGGCTTGGAGAAATCCGTCAAGGAGCAGATGAAATATCTGCGTTCCCTCGAACAGATCTCCGATTCCTCCTCCGCGCTGTCCGACAAGCTCAGCTCGCTCGCCACGACGGTCAAGGCGAACGGTCAGGCGTTCAAGGAAAACGGCGAACTGGCTGACGCCAACAACGCCGCCTATGTGCGCACCGACAAGGCGATGAAGGATGTGGCCGCTACCGCGTTGCTGTCCGCCCATCAGCTTCTCTCCTATGGTGAGAAGAACGGTCAGGTGGAGGAGTACACGCAGAAGGCCGCAAACTCCATTTATGAGGCGCGTGAGGCCATCGTGCAGCAGGCTCAGGCCGCTGGCATGAGTGAGGAAGCTGCTGAAAGGTACGCTGATTCGCTTGGTCTGATTCCCTCTGATGTGGGTACCACGATCACCGCTCATTCGGAAATCGCCCAAGATGCGGTGGATAAGCTCATGCAGGGCATATCCGGTCTGACCGATGGTGAGAAAGAGATCGTTATCCGGCTACGTGAAGCTGGAGTGGTCACCACGTTGGACGGTGTTCTCAGTCTTGTTGAGCAGCTGATGAAAGGCGACTTGTCCGAGAGGGACCTCACATTGCTGTTGAACGCGAAGGGCAATGCTCGCTGGGAGACAGGCGAGGTCAAGGAGAATCTTCTTGCTCTCGGCATGTCCAAGAAAGCCTACAAGTGGCTGTTCTCAGGTGAGGGCAACGCTGAGGAGCGCATGCAGAAGGTCAGGGACGAGCTCGGCTATCTGAACCTGACCGACGAGCAGATACAGTGGATTCTCGACTGTATCGACCACGCTTCCGGCAAGATAAAGGACGTGGAGAAGAATAAGGTTCCCGCCGCCAAGGGCGTCAGCTTCAACATCGACGCCGACGATGATGACGCTCAGGTGAAACTCGCCTCCTATAGGGAGTCCGATGGTGAAAAGCTCGCTGAGAATAATATTCTCGTCAGCGCCGTCGATAACACCAGCGAGGGCACCGAGTCCGCTAAGGCGAACGTGTTCAGTGTTCCACATGAATGGTGGTCGTGGCTGTTCGGACTTGATGGCACCAGTGGCCCATCCGGTATCGCGAAGAACGCCGTTGAGAGCATTCCTCAGCAGTGGCAGTCTATATTGACTGGTTCCGGCAATACGACGCTGTTTTCCAACATCGCCAATAATGCGGTTCGGAATATTCCTCAGCAGTGGTTGTCCATGTTTACGGGTCTCGGCAATACGCCATTGTTTGCCGGAACGGCACGAAGCATGATCGGCAAGGTGCCCACCTATCATTCCACGACGTTGAATGCGATGGGCAACGCTTTGGATGTCGCGTCGAACCTGCTATCCACTCTGCGGTCAATCGCTGGTCGCACATGGACGGCTTTCATCGACACGATATCCGGGGGTGGCGGTCATGCTACCGGTGGTCGTATCTATGGTCCCGGTACTTCCACTTCTGATTCGATTCCGGCGATGCTGTCCAATGGTGAGATGGTGCTTCGTGCCGCAGCCGTCAAGAAGATTGACGCCGTGTATGGCAGGAGTTTCCTGAACACGTTGAACGCGGTCGGCAGTGTGGAGAAAGCCATGCAACCGTCCGAGTTCGCGTTGAACGCTCGCAGGAAGTCTCAGGCGTATGCGACCGGTGGCCGCGTATCCACGGCGAACGGCTCGTGGAACGTCGAAGTCAACCCGGTGATAAAGGTCGAACTTCCCGCGAATACGGGGAACACGACGAACAACACGGTGACTATCAACGGCGTGGAGTCCTCCGACCGGAGGATAGCCGACGCGGTGGAAACCCTTGTCGCTTCCGCCACCCGGAAACGCAACATGCGTCCGCGCTGACCGTCAGAGAACCGTTGCAAGCCAGTTTGTTTCAGCTTGCAACGGTTTCCTCCTGTTTCCTAACATCGTCAAGAAAGGTTTGTCATGGTTGAAGGTGCCGGCAATATCATCGGCGGCGGCTGGCGTTGCTGCGTACAAGCCGGTATCGTCTCGCAGAACGCGACACAGGCCGTCATAGGCGTGCACATCATCTACCGTCGCACCGACCCGTCGCGCTGGGTGGCGTCCGATGCCGTGTCCGGTGGCGCTTGGGTCAATGGCGTGAGCACGAGCACGAACACGGTGAACTTCGGCTACCGGTCCTTCAACGGCGACGTGGATTTACACACCCAGCAAGTGACCGTCACGAAGCAGGAGTCCGCGCAGACGTTCTCCTGCCGCGCGTTCCTGAACATCCCATATGGTTTGCCGGGACGGTCGGAAGCGCATGTGAACCTCACGGTTCCCGGCATCACGTATGCGAAACCGAACCCGCCGAAGAACGTATCATGGACGCGGGTCAATGATTCAAGCGTGAAGGCCGCATGGCAGTCGAACTATGATAATGCGGCGCGAAAATATTGGAAGCAGATCTACGCAGACCAGTGCGTCGGCTTGAACGGCGGCACACAAGGCGCGTGGGGTCTGGTCAAGGCGTTGAACTGGGACGCCTTGAACTATTCGTACACGGGGTTGAAGGCGAACGCCCGATACCAGTTCCGTGTCGCGGCCCAGAACCCTGGCGGAGTGTCCGACCATGTGTACTCGGGCTACATCTACACGACGCCGGCCGCCCCCGTGGCGGTGAACGCGGTGAAACTGTCCGAACAGTCCGTGCGCGTGACCGTGGATGCGTCGAAATCGTATGTGTATGGCATCAGACTGCGGCGCAGGGTGAACGGCGGCGAATGGGCCGACATAACCGGAGGCACCCCCGGTGCGACGGCCGAAGGCTGGCTTCCCGACATAAACGGAATCCAGAACGTCACGTGGACCGACACCGCAGCTCCTGCGGGCCAAGTCCAGTACGCGGCGTTAGTGGGAAGACCTGTCTACGGCGATGACAACTCCAAGACCACGCTCTTCTCCGACTGGACGTACAGCAACACTATCCAGACGGCCGTGGCCCCTTCCGCGCCGACGATTCTGAACCCGACGCAGAACGGCGCGTATGTTGTCAATCAGCCGATGACGGTCGCTTGGAAACCGAATCATCCTGACGGTTCCGCCCAATCCGCCGCGCAGGTGGAGGTCACCGACCCCTCGGACGTTACGGTCATCGAAGAGCAGACTACGAACACCAGTTATCAGCGCACGCCCAAAAGCTGCGGCTCGTATAGGATTCGCGTGCGCACCAAGGGCATCCACGCCGACTGGGGCGCATGGTCGAACTACGTGACCTTCACGGTCGCGAAATATCCGAACATCAGCATCAACAAGCCTTCCGGCACCATTACGGCGACACCGTTCACCGTGGCGTGGACCGTGGCGGACGATACGGGCGTCAGCTCGCAGACGCTCATCATCCAGTCGGACGGCGTGGAGAAATACCGGAAGACGATGGACGGTTCCACGCGAAGCCTGAGCATCGGCGCAAGCCAGTATCTGCCGAACAACAATTCGACGTTGACCATCACGCTCGTGGTGCGCGGCGGTTCCGGCTTGGAATCCAGCACGAGCGTCGTGAGGGACGTGGACTGGCCGGACCCGGCCGAGCCGATGGCCGCGATAGAGTCGAACAATGATTACGCGGCGTTGGTCATCGTGTCGTTCGGCGTGCCGGAGGAAGGCCAGTCGGAGACGGTCAGCGCATCCGTCATCCGTGTCATGCCTGACGGTTCGGAGGTGCTTATCGCCTCGAACCTGTTGGACCAGCAGTTGGCCGTGGACCCCATTCCCCCGTTGAACACCGACTTCCATTACAGGGTGGTCGCGTATTCGGCTATGGGCACGACCATCGCACGCATGGTGGACGCGCGCATCGAATCCGGGTTCGGAGTGTTGAACTTCGGCACGGATGCGGGTCAGACGTTATTGCTCGGCTATAACAACACGGTGTCTCATAAGCGTTCCCATTCGACCAGCGAGTTTCATTTCGCGCGGGGCGACGGGGCGAATGCTCTGCCTTCCAGCTACGAATTGGACCAGTTGGATTCCACGGTGAGCGTCACCGGCGTATGGGAGTGGGACCAAGCGTTGTGGCTGCGGATACTCTCGTTGGCTGACGGATACCCTTACGCATGGTATCGGGAGCCTTCCGGCCTGCGTGTCTACGTGAAGGCGGAACAGTCCGTGAGCGTTGACATCGCGGACAAGAAGAACATCAGCTATTCCGCCGACCTGACCCAATTGACATGGGAGGAGCCTGTCCTATGAGTGATTGGAGCAAGCCTTTCAAGGTCGCCTACCGTGTGATGCGAGTCAACAGGAACACGGGTTTGGAGACCGGACGGTTGGATTGGGTGATATCCGGGGGCAGCATCGAACGCAACCAGGACACCAATATCTGCGAATCCGGTTCCCTGACCGTGGAGGGGGCGACCGACCTGGGCACCGACCGGCTACGGATATGGGCCGACTGCACGTGGCATGATGGTTCCACGGCAAGTGTGCCGTTGGGCACGTTCCTTCCCAACATCCCCAAGCGCAGCGTGAACGGCAAGGAATCTTCCAGCCAACTGGATTTGTACGGGCTGCTGCAAGAAGTCGATGACGACATGTTCGAGTCGCCGATAACGATAGGCAAGGGCAAGAAGGCCGTGACCGCCGCCGCCGACATCCTCAAGGGATGCGGGCTTCAGGTCGCGGCCTACAATCCCGGCAATTACACGCTGAAGGATAATTGGACGTTCGGTTTGAGGTCCGATAAGGACAAGGACAAGGGCAGCACCAAGCTTGACGCGGTGAACGATCTCTTGGATTTGGCCGGATACTCCAGTGCGAGAACCGACGAGTACGGGCGCGTCATATTGGAGAAGTATGTGGAGCCGGGCAAACGCCAGCCGAAATGGACGTTTCAGGAGGGTGCGAACGCCACGTTCCTCACCACCATGACCGACGAACGCGACCTGCGTGAGGTGGCGAACGTGGTGAAGGTCACCTACTACAACACGGACAAGGAATACGTTTCGACCGCGATTGACGATGACCCGGCTTCGGAGTTCAGCACTGTCAGCCGTGGCCGCAGGGTGGCTCACGCCTACGAGTATTCCAGCATCCCCGACGAGGTGACTACCGACGAGCAAGGCAGGAAACTCGCCTCGGACAAGGCGTTGGAACTGCTACGCACCGAACAATCCGTGATTCACAGGGTCACGTTCACGCACGTGTACGCTCCTTTGAATCTGACCGACGTGGTGGACTTGGAGTATCCGACCGGCTCGGTTTCCGGCAGGTTTGCGATACGCGCGCAGAATATCACTTTGGAGGCCGGTATTCCCATCGAATGCGAGGCCCGTACCTTCCAGCGTCCAAGCGAACCAACAACAGTGAAGGCATAAATGCAGTCGAACCTGATAAGGGCCGGCAATCGTCTGGCCGAAATCATGCCCTCCCAAGTGGGGGCGGAAGCCACCATCACGCGCATCGGCACCATCAACACGGTGTACGACACAGGAGGGTATTGGACCGCTGACGTGGATATGAGCGGCGGCACGCTCATGGGATTGCAGATGACCACGGATTGTGTGGGAGCCCGAGCCGGTGACAGGTGCGTGGTGGAAACCTACGCGAAAGTCGCCATCGTCACCGGCATCCTTGCGCGTCCGGGGTGCGGATGCTCCCCCTTGTTTGAGTGGTCGAGCACGTGGAGTGGTACCCCTGGGACTGAGCCTAAGAGTGGTTATCTTGAGAAGACTGCGACTGTTACTTGCGGGGGGCTTATCCTGTGCGAGGTTGCGGCCGCGATCAGCGGTACCGGCGAATACAATATGGCGTTCGACTTCTTGGACGCGAACGGTGAGCGTAAAGCGTATTGGTGTTCCACGTCGCCGCAGAAGAACGGCGGCACGTTGAGGTGGGTTGCTTCCGGTTCTGTGCGGTTGCCTTACGGCTCGTACACGGTGAAGCTCACGACGTTTCATTGGGGCACGGTTTCCATTGTCGGCAATGATTCGTCTGGTAATAGTCTGCGTTGGCGTGACGCATCGTTAGGGGCTGAAGGTGTTTCGCGTTATGCGCGGTTGCGTATGGCGTGAAGTGGACGTGTCCCGCCTTGCCGTTTGTTGTAAGCATAATACGTAACGCCTGACGATAGTCAGTTGACTTAGCCTCACACCATATCGTGTGGGGCTTTCCCATATTCGAAAGGACACTGAATGTCCCCTTTTCATGACCTGTTTTCAAGCGCCGAGTTTTGGAGCGCGTTGATTCTCGCGCTCCTCGGCGGTGGCGGCATCGGCGGACTGGTCGGCGCGTGGTCGAACAGCAGGAAAACCGAGGCCGATATCGACGGCATCACCGCCGACGCGGCCGACAAGGCCGTGAAGATTCTCACGGAAAGCATCATCGACCCGTTGCGTGAGCAGGTCGCTTTTCAGGAGACCCAAATCCAGCATTTGGAGGAGGTGCAACGCAAGTATTTCAAGATCGTGGCCTATGTGCGTGGCCTGTTCCATTGGCTGCAATCGTTCTGCGAAGTGACGGAACCCGAGTTTTTGAAACGTCATCCCAAGCCATCGCTGCCGGACGAGCTTCGCCAGGACGTGGCCCCCGAAACAATCGAATCCAATAAGGAGGAACAGTAATGACCCAAATCCATATTTCCATCAGGAAGCCGAAGACGGGCGGCTTGGACCCTGTGACCGGTACGCTGCGGTTCCGCCCGGTGCGTCGTCACTTCGACGCGGCGAAGAATCTTATTATCGCGGCCTCGTTCGACGCGGACCTGTCCGAAACGGGTGAGCTGACGGTTGACCTGCTGCCCACGACTAGCGCGTTCGTCTGGCAGGTCATCGAGTTGGCGGACACGCCGCAGGCGTACACGCGCTACGTCGAGGTGCCGGACTCCACCCACGTGGTCGCATACGCGGACCTCGTGGAAGTGGACGCCGGCACGTTCGTCCCGAAGGATATGGCCGGCTCCCAACTGCTGAAGGTTCGCAGGGCGTCCACCCAGTCGGAGGCGGAGACGCTTTCCGCACAATACACGGACGAGCTGGTGTTCTTCAACGAGACCGCCACGACCGCGAAGGCCGCTGCGGCCTTGAGCACGCTGGAGTCCATCACGGCCGAAGCTCAAACGAACGCCATGCTGGCGAAGAGCGCCATGCTGAGCGCCCGGTCTTCGGCGGATTCGGCGACCGCCACCCAGTCCGATCTGAATGTTCTCGCGTCGAACGCCAGCATGGCGGCGGCTTCCGTCGCCAACGATTCGCAGACCGTGGCCGACACCGCTTCCATGGTCGCGGCGAAGGGCGAGACGGCCATCGCCGCCATCGATTCGACGGTGCAGGCGGTCAAGGACAAGGCCGAGAGCGCTTCCGCCGAACTGCCTTCCGCCGGCACCCCTGAAGGCACCACGGAGGAAACCGGCAAGGACTCCACCGGGGAAACGCCGACCGGAACCGTATCGGAGGAGCCCGCAGCCAAGGCCGTGAAAGCCAAGGCCAAGAAGGTTACCGTGAAGGAGGCCTGACCATGCCAGCCCTATACGCCGGCAAACGTGTCGGCAAACCATTGATGAACGGCCACACGTACAACGCCATGTTCAACGGCAAACTCGTATGGCCCCTCGACAAGGATACGGTGGTCTCCATCGAGATCACGGATGATAAGGGCAATGCCCTGCCCAAGTCTCTGGCCGTCAACGGCAGTCTGAAACTGGGAGCCAAGGCCACCTATGCGGACGGGCATGTTGGCGACCTGCTGACCACCAAGGGCGTGACGTTCACGAGCAGGGACACGAGCACCGCCACGGTTTCGGGCAACACGCTCACGTGGAGGCATGGCGGCACGATTCTCGTCACCGCCACTGTCGACGGTTTCACTTCCGCCGCCGTGTCCATCAGCGCGGCCTACGCACCCGAGTCCATCAAGGTCACGGACGATTCCGGCCAGCCGGTCGATGCAGTCACCCTGCGCGTCGGCGAGAGCAAGAACCTCAAGGTGACGATCCTGCCCGATGCGGCATCGCAGGAGTTCACGGCCAGCGCCGCCAGCCCGGATATCGCCGTGGTTGGCGACGCGAAACCGACCGGCATCACCGTCACCCCGGAATCGTTGACATTGAGGGTGGGCGAGACAGCCAGCCTGAACGTCAACATCCTGCCGGATTACGCGCCGCAGGAATTCGCCGCGAACATCCTCGACAAGACCATCGCAACCATCAACAGTAAGGAGTAACCATCATGAACGAATCTTTTAGGGGGGGGGTGGCCGTATCCGGCCTGACCCCGGGTGACACCAGCCTAACCATCCAAGCCGGCACTGTCTCGAAAACCATTCCAGTGCGCGTGTTACCCCCGATCAAGAACATGTGGCTGAAGATACCAAACGGTACGCAGAATGACGTGACGTTTACGGTCGCCGCCGACGGTGGCATCCACGTGAAAGGCACCAGCACCTCGTCAGTCGGGCGTGCCGATCAGGGTAGTACGGATAATACGCCGTTGCCAGCGGGACAATACACGTTATCCACCGCGAACCTCCCCGACGGAATCATCCTATTCATAGTCGTTATCACAGGCGGCAAGACCGAATACAAGGTGCTGAACAATCAAGTTCACAATTTGGCTGTCACGTTCACGGTATCGGAAAACAGCACCTATCAGTGCAAGGTCGGAGTGAACAACGGCGGGCCCGTTGACGCGACGGTGTATCCAATGCTGGAAACCGGCAGCGAAGCACACGCGTACAAGCCATACGCATAAACCGGAAGCCTCATGAATAGGGGCTTCCATTATTTCAAGGAGGCCCCTCATGGGTATTTCCGTAACCGGTGTGGAACCCGGAACCACCACAATCGCCATCAAGTCGACAACCAATCCGAACATCAGCAAAAAGGTGCCGGTCACCGTCAAATCCCGTAACCTGTTGTCTTATGGCCCCGCGTCGGGCAACGGTCTGACCGCCACCGTCAACAGTGACGGGTCATTGCACGTCACCGGTGCCGCCGCACGGCAGTGGGCGGGCTTGGCGTGGACGTTCCCATGCCCGGTACAGGGCACCGTGATATTGCGCAGCCCCACCTTTATCGCCGGGTTGACCGCCAGCGTCAAATTCCTCGACGCCAAAGGACACCAGCTAGACGGCCAGGTCACCTCGGGCAGCAATGCCGTTGCAATCCCTGCCGGCACCGTCAGCCTGCGCTTCGAAATCCTGTCCAGCGAGGCCACGCCCACCGCGAAGGACGGCGACCTCCGAGTCCAGCTCGAATCCGGCGACACCGCGCACGAGTGGATGCGACCCGACAACACGAGCCTTAGGGTGGGGGGTGGTGAATTAGCGAACCTGTATCCGCGTGTCACCGGACTGCCTAAGACAGTGGGTGCCGCCCCGGGGATCACGGTCACGGCACCGACACCGGGCACGTACCGTTTCAAAGGCTCCACCACGACAGGGGCCGGCTCGTGGAATAACTTGACCAGTGTGGTGCATGTGGATGCGGGAACGTACACGATGGACGCCACGGACTGGCCGCTGGGCAACAATTCATGGCTGATGGGCATACAAGTCCATATCTCCCCCGACGACGGGAGCGAAGGAGCAACTGTGTTCGAACCTCGTAACTATGGGCCGAAAACCTTGAAGGCCGGCACTCTCCAATGCAACATTTTCGTCGACACCACGGGCGAGGTCGATAAGACGTTCACGCCCCGCCTGTACAAGCTCGACTGATTTTGGCCCCACACCATTCCGTGTGGGGCTTTTCCATTGACGGCCCCGAGTGGGCCGTGACAATCCTGACCCACGACCGTGGGCCACAAACAAACAATATCCATCCCACAGAGAGGAGAAAACATGGTCAACAACAAGGACAAGCCGAAACCGTGGTATAAGCGGCTGCTCGCCAAGGGCACGGCACTAGCCGCCGCCGTGTGCATGATGCTGCTCCCGGCGACCGCCCACGCGGACATGCAGGGCGTGGACATGTCCAACTGGCAGTGCGGCGCTGACGTGTATAACATGCAGGCGGACTTCGTGGTGGTCGGCACCACATGGGGCACCGGACAGGTCAACAACAACTGCCTCGTGTCCGGCGTGAACACCGATGCCAACCGCATGATCTACCAGGCGCAGGCATCCGGCAAGAAATTCGGCCTCTACCATTACGCCATGGGCGGCAACCCGGAAGCCGAAGCCCAATTCTTCTACCGCAACACCAGCAACTATTGGCGTCACGGCATCGTCGCCCTTGACTGGGAGATGGACGATAATCCGGCGTGGGGTAACTGGGACTGGGTGCGCCGCTTCATGGCGGAGTGCGAACGGCTCTCGGGCGGCGTCAAGCCGCTGCTCTACACCGGCCCCGTGGCCGGCACCATCCCCGGCGACATCCGCGCCAACTACGGTTTGTGGATCGCGCAGTACGCGAACATGGCCCCGACCGGCTACCAGGCCGACCCGTGGATGCTGGGCGCGTACGGCGAGGCCATGCGCCAGTACAGCGGTACCGGTGTCGTCAACACGTGGAGTCCCATCGACCTCAACATTTTCCGTGGCGAGGCATGGCAGTGGGATTTGTACGCCAACCCCACCGGTTCCACAGCCCCGGCCCCGGCAACGCCTGCGCCCGTACAGCCGAGCACTCCCCCGGCCAACACGGGTGGCATCAGCCACGTCATGCAGTGGGGAGAAACCATTTGGGGACTCGCCGTCGCCTACAATGCTTGGCCCCTGTCCGCATGGCATACGCCGAGCGGTGACATCAACCGCTACTACGTGGGCGATGTCGTAACCTACGGCGGCACCACCACGGCCGCGCCGTCCAACGGTGTTTCCAAGGTCCTCCAGTGGGGCGACACCGTGTGGGATTTCGCCACCGCGCACGGGTACAACGTCAGCCAATGCACGGTACCCTCCGGCAACATCAACGTCTACTACGTGGGCGACGTTGTAACCTGCCGCTGAGATTCAACAGATGCCGTCGTCACTCCCCTGATGGCGGCATCACCACCATTTTTTTGATCGGAGTAAAACATGACCGACAACACGCCGGACACCCAACTCGAAGAAACCACGGAAACCGGCACGCCCAATATTCCCGACCATACGGCCACGCCGTACACTCCCGTATTCAATGACACGGTGCGCACCATCATCTACGTGGTCACGCTCGTCGCCTCGGTCATCGGACTCGGGTTCATGAGCTTCGGCTCCCCCGAAATCGGCGGTTTCATCAGCACCGCCGCAGGCATCATCGCCGCAGGATTCGGAGTCGCATACAACCCGGTACGCATGGCCGGCAAGTAGTCGCCGCGAATAGACACCACCGCCCCTCCCCCGGCAGTAATGCTGGACGGAGGGGCGGTTTTCGCGTATTGCGATATACCGGCATGGAGGTACGGGCTGTCACGTATACTGTAAATGTCATTTATGGCCCGGTTTCCGAACAGTCACCCGCTGGTGCGCGTGCCATCCCGTTCATGGGAGGATAGGAAGCCGGGCCATATTGCTATTGCCATTCAAAAGGCGATAATATTTTACCGTTCCTCATGTCCCCAAGCATTCCCTTGCATAGGCTTCAACCTCACTTGAGATATTTGACCCATCCCCGATAGGTGACGGCATGAGCGGCCTCGCGCGCACTCCCATACACCTTTCGACCCCGGTCGAAATAATGCAGGTGAAACATATTCTGATTGAACCAATCACAATTGCAGACATGCCAGTCCCACTTGTCGCCGGTCTCCCACACCTTCAATGCTTCTTTAATATCCGGCTCGTACCGGTCATTGAATACGAGCTGCCACATCGTAGGCATACGCCATACACTCGGTTTGAACGCATACAGCCAACCGGCTTCAACCAGTGTTTTCAACGCCTTGCGTACATGCTCCGCTTCGCTTTCGGGCAATCCCATTTTCTCCGTCACCCATGTCGCGTAACCGAGATAGCAGCGGGGAGGAACAGGCACGATGTCATGGCATGAACCGGGGCCGTTGGCCGTATCGGGAACGTCCCTGTATGGTGGCCTGTTTTGAGGGTCTGGCGTCATATCGCATAGGCAGTCGAAAACGTCTCGTTCGAGACTGTTTGCCGAGTCGATGAAAAACGATTCCGTCTGGAAGAGTTTGGCCGCGTGACGCTTGTTCTGGTATCCCATTACTGCTCCTCTCCTAAATGGAAATATTCCCTTGCTTGTTTTTCGGCCAGAAGATTCTCCGTGGGCGTGCCTAGACAGAGCAGCCATATCGCGTTCTTCTGCTGGAACACGTTCGCCGGCTTCAACAGTTTGAGTATGCCCCGTTGTTGCATGAATTTGGCGGCGCTGCCGATACGGTTCCATGCCGTCCTGCGTCGCTTCGGCAGTCCCTCCGCGTTACGCCGGTATTGTTCTTCGCTGATTAGTTCCGGGTCGCTTGTCGGTTCATAATCGGGCAACGTCATTCCCAGATCGTCCATAGCGTCATTCCAACCGCCCCAATAGCACCAGTAGGGTTTCTCCCCTTTGTGTACTGCTTGGTCGTTTGGCCCGCACGCACGTAATGCCATGTAGGTGAGCAGTGAGAGCGCGAAGGAGTCCGTGACGCGCTTACCCGAGTTGAGTTTGGATAAAGCACCCTGGGAGACTTTCTCATACACTCTGTCCATGTTCTTGTATCCCACGAACTTCATGCCTTTCCTCCATGTCTCGCTGTAGGCTGGGACATGGAACGCCTGTTCCAGAAACCCCCGTTTTGTTTGATCGCTGGCGGGGGTTTCCCTTTTACACACTCAGAAGTGTATCACATACACACGTCACTGTGTAACCTGATTCACAGTTCAGTGGGGATATATACTACACACTCAGCTGTGTATATATATAAAGTAACTAAATCTCTTATATATAAATCACAAAGTAATTTTTGACTATCTTTTCAAAAGTTCTTATATGCCGGTATAGCCTATTGTTACAGGCTTTTCCGGCATTTTTCATTGTGGAAGATACTCTCAAATCTTCTTATATCCCCGTATGTTTTTGTGTTCAAAAGTAGTATGTGGAGTAGTAAATTCTCCATTTACTACTATGCAATCAGCCGCTTCATTTCGGTTATTGACGTTTCGGAAGTTGTGTGTGCGTAATAGTTCAGCGTCATATTGATGTTGGAATGTCCCATGATGTATTGCAATGCTTTAGGGTTCATTCCCGCATTTGCTAACGTGGTGCAGAATGTGTGGCGTAAGGTGTGCGGTGTCATTACCTTTGGCAATGCGACCTTTTGCGTTTTGTTGTATTTCCTTACAAGCCCCCGGAACATACTTTCATAGTTGACTGCCACTTTTGGCAAGCCGTTCCGGTTAAGGAACAGAAACTTTGTGTAGCCCTCTAAAATAACAGGCTGTACATATTTCCGTTTATTTAGCACCCGTTGAAATGCTTCCAACACTTTTTCACTCATAGGAATAACCCGGTTGCCGCTTTTCGTCTTAGGCGTTTCCACATAGTAGCCCACATCTGCAATCTTCAAAAGTTGGTGGTCTACATTGATAAGCTGTTTGTCTAAGTCAATGTCAGCTTCCGTCAGTCCGCAGAGTTCCGAAATGCGAAGCCCTGTCCCTAACAGTATGATAATCTCGTCGTAGTATTTCTGATAGACTTTATCATGCTGTACAAAGGACAGAAAAGCCGCTTCCTGCGTAGGGGATAGAGGTTCCTTTGGTTCCGTATCATCTTCAAGGACTGTGTTCAACTGGAAGTCAAATGGATTTTTACGAATACAATCGTCCTGTATGGCTGTGTAAAAGGCAGCCTTTAAGGAACGCTTGTGGTTGTTGATAGTCTTGAAGCCGTAACCTTTTTCTTTCATGCGTAACGCCCATTCCTTTGCGTCGGAGAGCTTCACATTTTCAATCCGGCAGGCTCCAAGTTTATCCTCCTGCAAAATCCGCATGAGCTGTTTTCGCCCCTGCTTTGTACCATGCCGCACATTTGCCCGGTGGCGTATCTGCTTTGCGTAGAGTTGGCAGACCGTCATTTTCTTTCCGATATGGTCGATACCGTCGTCAAGGTCTTTTTGGATTTCTTTCTCTTTTTCCCTCAACGCTATATCGTCGCGCTTTCCTGCCGGGGTTTTGTCCGTAGGCACTAACTTCCAAGAATAAACAAACTGCGGTTTCCCAAAGGTATCTATATATTTGTAGGCATATCTCCCGTCTTTTCTCTGGCTCTCTCCGGTGCGGAGAATACGATTTTTATTATCCCGTCTTTTTTCCGACATCGTTATGCTCCTTTCCATAATGGAAAGAGCCTTGATATGCTTGACTACATTGTACCACATTCAAGGCTCGATTTCACTATTAGATTGCGTCCACCGTATCAATCATTTTTTCAAACTGCTTACGCTTAATCTGAATACGGTTTCCGTTCATCATTACCCAGTCCGGGACGGGATTTTCTTCTGCCAGTTTCCGCAGCTTGCTTTCTCCGATACGGAAATATTTTGCTGCTTCTTCTATGGTAAGAGTGTACTTTTCCCAAATCGGCACGTCGTTATTGTTCAATTTGTCGTCCCCCTTTCTTAATGGGTCAAAAATCAATCTGTAACATAGGCTTTAATCGGACGGCTATTAGCGTAACCTCATGGGACTTGCACCCCTCCGGCGGTCTGCCGAAGCCCTACCCATTGCCTGCGACGCTTCTAACGCTCGGACTATGGCTGTAAGGAAGTATCATTATGTATTCTGTGCGTTATCGCCCGCAGGCTGCTATCCCTGCTTTACGGTGTGGTATTTCTCGCTCGCTTTTCTGTTAAGAGAAAGGTCATGGCGTACCCGCCGCATGGCTCGGCACAAAAGGAACGTATCCGATTTGCCTTATGCTGCGTCGCCGTTCTATTGCGCCGCTTTCTTTATCAAAGAGCAGGGGGCTGTCTTGCGGTATGGAACGGAAAAGGGGAAAGAAGCGTTCCAATATCGCGTAGGTTATTCAGCCCGAAAAGTGAGGATAGCCCTCATCAGTCTTGCTTGCAGCCGTTCCCGAATATCCTCGTCAACGCCATAATAGACATTGCCGCGCTCGTCGTAGAGCTTCCGCATGGAAAGACTTGCTATGTAGCCGCTGAAATGCTGCAAGACCATTTTCATAGCGTCCGGGTCGCCTTTGCTCGCCGCCAAAATAACGGGATAGGGAACAAGGGCATTTTCCGGGTAGTCGTTTTGATTACCATTCGTTCCATTCATCAGCGTGTTCCTCCAAATATTTCTTTAACAGTTCAAAAGAGCTTGTCCGTCTGTACTGTATCGTGCTGCGCGACGTATTGAACATTTTTCCGATTTCCACGTCAGTCATGCCCTCGAAATAGTACAGAAGTATAGCAGTTCTCTTTTCTTCCGGCAGGGTGCGTATTGCTTCAAGCAATAACTTCGGGGTTATTTCTTTTCCTGCCATTTGATAAGTCGGCTCGGCTGTTTCAGCTTGAAAATATTTATCCGTAGTGTAAAGCTGCCGTTCCTCATGCAAGGCAAGGTCACAAAAAGAAACTTCCCGTTTCCTGCGTCGCCGGATTTCATCATGGGCGTTACAGGCTTCGTTGTGTAGCACCCGTTTACAGAAACTTTGAAAGACACATTGCTTCTGAAATTCTCTGCGATTAGGTTCCATGTAATCACCTCCTTTCTGCCGAAAGGCGGTAGTACCTCCCCTTTTCGCGGGATAATACAGACGACTTTTTTAAACGCCGGACGAAAGCGAAAATTTCTTTGAAAAATCTTCTGTAAAATGCAAAATGCGCCCATCTGCAAGGCGCAGACCGACGCATAGGAAATAACAGCAGTATTTAATTGATTTGATAGTTCATCTGTATAGTCGGACTTGTCCGGTGGGGGAGCTATACTTTTTTTAATGAATGTAACCTATGTATGCTGTATAGCAACAAAGAAATCCCCATAGCGGCAGCCCTCCTAAATGCCGCTAATTTATGTTAGCAGTAGACAAAAAGAAGCGGCGGCTCTAAAAATTAAAGCCACCGCTTCAAATGCGCGTGAAAATATGTCTGCGCTACGACGGCTTTTTTTCTTTTGCTGTCGTAGCGTAGAATTAGGAAGTGTGCATAAAAGACACTATTTTTTCAGTAGTGAGGAATCCAAATTACCAAAACTTGTTACTCCACACCGAATAAAACCTACCATATCAAGCTATTTGAATCAGAGTTCAATTCTTGCTTTTGATGGTTTATCTTCACAATAGATAACTTTAATCGTTGTTCCCTTGTCAGGAATTTTGTTTCCTGCGCCAATCCATTTTTGGCAGGTGTAATCTTTGACGCCTATCGTGTATTTGACCTTGATAATATGTGGAAAAGCTGCACCATCCATAGCATGGGTACGGACAGGTTTACGATTTACTTTTAACCACCATTGTTTTGTAACTGAAATTACAGTTCCTGTTGTTTCCTTTTCCAT